CCCAGCTATGACATTAAAGCTGTCCAAGATAAAAATGGCGATTGGCGCTGTTCCGAACGAAACTTATGTGGTGTTCAATATGCTAACAAATTATCCAACGTTAAAATTACATCTTCAAGAAAGGACAAATCATTATGTTAGCATACGCTGAATTAATGAATAAAATGTATTCCTTGGCCGAAGAGTTAGGTCAGGACCATCTTAAGGAAGCGTGGATAATGATTGGTGATGTTCACTGGCCTAACCCACATTATCACGGTGAACCAGTTGCACACCCTGAGTCCAGCACTGTATTCCACCCAATGGTAGGATCTACAGTAAAGGAACGTTATCAGAAATTCTTAGCCAAGAAGAAGAATGATGCCAAGAGTAGCATTTAAATTAGGCGAACAGGCATGTATAGACGGTCTTACCCGTCCACATGCTGATCCTAAGTTACTAGAAATGATACCACATCATTGGGATAATAAGATTTGTTGCTTGCATTTAGCAGAGGAAGAGAATTTTACTAAATTAGAAGATTGGAATGATGGTTGGTTCTCAAAGTACTACGAAATTAATGAGAAAGGCACTCTTTATAAAGATAGGAAAATACAATGAATATTACTGTAAGAACAAACGGCATTATTAACAACACACTCAAAGAACATGAGTTCATTGCAATCGTGGAGCAGATTTATGGCGTGGACAAAACCATTGATGAGTACATCAAGATGTACAACGAAGACCCCAAAGCAAAGAAAGCCAGCATTGTCGTACACAAAGAAGTTGAGGAAGGCCAGTTTGCCTGAGGATACATACAAAGTTATAACTGCTCGCAGCGAATATGATTTGCAGGATCGAGTTAATAGATATATGCAAATGGGTTGGGAACCACTTGGTGCGATGACAATGACTGCCTCGACAGAATTATTAATATTTACTGAGACCGAATACGGTCAGGCAATGACAAAGAAACCAAAATGACTTATGCAGAAGAACAAGTGCTGATTCGGAAAGAGCGGACTCGCTTGATGTTGCGTATGGTTAATGGTCGTGAGATTAGGCCAAGCTGGACATACTTTAAGCGCAGGGGCAATCGTGTACGCATTAAACTCTTACGTTATCTAGACAGAACTACCAGTGGTAGATTTGCAGCTGGTAAAAAATATATTGCATTTGAAGATGCACAGGACGCACTCATGTATAAAATGGCATACCCACAATGATTTATTTTATTATAGTTACGATTATCCTGACAGGGCTCATTGCATATATGACATTCCTTAAGGCTAAACAATTAATCAAATATGTTACAACAAGGATCCAGGAAGGTGCTGGAACGCCGGACTTATTACTTCACAGAGAAGGATTAGTTTGGATTCAAATGTTGTCAATTAAAATAATGATGTTCTGTGTAATGGGATTCGTACTCGCGGCTGTACTGAGCAAAGCACAATGAAAATACTTTACATCTTAATATTTCTTTATTTTGCTATCGCCGCTTACGGCGATTATCATTACTTGCTACCATGGCACAATGGCTGAGATAACCGCCTACCGTTATACCACTAGTACCACAGCCACAATTAATACTGATCTCTGGCATAAAGTATCAATGGAAGGTCCAACTGGTATGTTTACTATTCGAGAATGGATAAACAAGCACAAAGACGGACTTGTTGGTGGATGGCAGATAGCTGGGAACACACTTAGATTTCAAAGACAAGAAGATGTAATGTTTTTTAAGTTAAGCACAAATTATGGACGATAAACTACTAGAAAGATTCCGAGAGCGTAGATTATTACACCCGGTTGTCGCAAGGCAAAGAGGCCACCTGTTCGAAGTGCCGCGTGACTACATGAAGAAAAAGAAAATAAAAGATTGGCTTGTTCTTTACACTACAGGCGAATTCTATTTAGGTGCTAACGTATTATATTTCTTAGAAGCCCAAGACGCAATGATGTATAAATTAAATGATGCAGAAAACAAATTTAAATGAAGATAGTCTGTCTAGCAAGACGATAGCGAGGCTTGGGCGTCGTAGGATCACGTGGCCTACTAACGCTGGATCGGATGGTAGCAGATTGCATATGGTAAGATATGAACATGCAAACGATAACAATCGTTACAAGATATTAAAATGGGTTGATGAACATTCTGTAGGCGAGTTTTATATGGCGGGCAGTTACATAGGCTTCGTTGATCCAAGAGAACTAACAATGTTTCAATTAGGATGGAAAGCATGAAACTTAAAAACTTATTACTAATCGCATTTATTGTATTCCCTACTTATGCATTAGCAGAGTACAATTACAAAGTGCCTGTATTAATGTATCACGACATCAATAACAACCCAAACGACCAGTATGCAGTTACGCCATTAAAGTTCGGGTTACAGATGTTATGGTTAAAGGACCGGGGCTACAAAGCGATTCCACTTACCGAGATAGACGATGCACAACCCGGAGATATTGTAATAACATTTGATGATGGTTACTATTCTTTTATTAACTATGCATTGCCTATTTTAAAGAAGCTTGAATATCATGTAACCATTAACCTTATTGGCGCATGGGTCGGCAGCGTTATTCCTGACATTACCAATAAGAAAGCATTGTCCTGGGATGACATTAAGATGCTAGACGATACAGGCTTAGTAGCATTTGGTAGCCATACAAACAATCTACATCACTTCCGAATGGGAGGTATTACAAGTTCAACGCAATCAGAAATGGAAAAAGATTTTTTAAACTTCCAGCGTACATACAAGAAGCACCTTGGCAAGCTGTCACCTGTTATTGCTTGGCCATTTGGACACTACAACGATGCAGGAATTAATGCCGGGTATGTTGCAAAGTTTGAATACTTCTTAACATCAAACAAAGGACGGTATAGTGGTAATCGTAATAGCATTCCGCGGCTGTCTGTAGAACGAGATACCGATATTGAGAAACTGTTAGGTGACAACTAAGTTAATACCAATTCTAGATACTGTACGGAATCTTAGATCGCGGAGATGTATTGATGGGTACAAAACATTAGACTGGCACTATTATTATTTTAACAATCCAGAAGCTAACACAACTAAGATGATGGTATGGATAGAAACATACACCACCGGGCAATTTCATTTAGTGGCAAATCGAGTTGCGTTCGAGGATGAGATGGATTATGTAATGTTTAAATTAGGATACAAAGATGAAACTTAACAAAGTTAATTTTCCTGTACTTGTATGGAGCATCGGTTTCCTCGTAGTGAACGCCATGTGGTTTGAGAAGTTAGCATTGGAAATGCCTGTACCGTTTGCTATATGGATGCCGGCATACCTAGTAGGTTCAGTTGCTGTACTCATGCTCGGACAACACCTGCTGAGCCTACTTGTTAACAGACTACGTAAGAAAGACAATGGCAACTAGATCATACGACCCTGCGGATTTCTATGAGTCTGTGTACAGTATTACTTTACCAGACGATCTCCAACCGCGCGGATCCTTAGAAGATAGAGTATTCAGGATGAAATTAAGTAATATATCAAGCTGGATTGATCAGCACTGCGAAGGTGCGTACATGATTCTTATTAAATCCGTGTGGTTCGAATCGGACAAAGATGCATTGATTTTTAAGATGGGGTATGCTAAACTAAGTTAACAGAAGGATAAAGATCTAACATGAGTTCACCTAAAGAAATCAATCCAATGGATTGGTACAATACTAAATTCTTATCGTACATTCCAGAACATTTTGTACGAGTTAAGTTTAGGCACAACCATGAAAGAGCTCATGTGCTAAGTTGGATTGAACAGAATACTGTTGGACGTTTTGGTATTGAAGTAATTATAGATACCGAAAAGCCACAACATTCTTGGGCAATGGTTAACGAAGAGTATCAAATCGGCTTTGAGAATCCAGCTGAAGCCACCATGTACACCATGTTCTTCCGATAAATCGGTTATTAAAAAATCCTCGGTTCATTCTCGGTGGTTAAATACTGTAGAATCAAATTTATACTACGAGGAAAATTAAATGATCGATGACACAAATAAAGACGAAGCTACTGTTGAAGAAACAGAAGAAGTCGTTACAAACGAAGTCGTTACAGACGAAGTCGTTACAGACGAAGCTGGGGAAGAAGTTACCGAGGTAACTGAAACAGTTCCAGCAGCGTTAACAGTACAAGACCTTGCGAATCTACGTAATATTATAGATATTGCAAGTCAACGCGGTGCGTTCAAAACTAATGAATTCGCTGTAGTTGGTGCCACTTACACAAAGTTATCTAACTTTATTAATGCAATTACACCAACAAACACAGAAGCAAAAGATGACACAGCCGAAGAAACAACAGAAGAAACAGCTGAAGTCAGTGGAGACGAATAATTATGGCGTTTATGAAACACATAGGTAAACACGGGGATCGTAAGGTTGCTGTCGTATATCGCACAGTTCCGGGTGAAGAGCACATGGCATTGGTTATCTATCCTGATACATTGCCAAGGGCATTCCATGATTCAATAATGAAAGTTATTGAAGGTGAGATTGGACAAGACGCAACTGAATTATCTGATGCAATGTTTAGAAGTTTACTTGCAGACGGTCGTCCTATGTTACAGACTTTACACAAAGAAGGGATGATTAAAAAGGTTAATACCAACCAGATTATTGTTACACCTAATGCTACATCACATGTACGTTTAGATGAACTTAACGAAATCTTTGATGGTATGGAAGCAGGCGGAGACGCAGCTGATAAGATGGCAGATTTAGATGCCAACGCAGGGTTAATTGATCCTGTTGCTAATCGTGTTAAAGCACAAGCCAGCGATGATGTAATCGATGATGCTACACTTGGTACACAGATGCTTGACCAGTCAGCTCAGCTGGCTGCCGAAGGTGCATCTTTAGTTGCTGAAAGCAAACGTCTAAAGAAAGAAGCTATCAAATTAAATCCTGAATTGAAGCCAAAGGCAAAATGGACTGCGAAGAAGACAGCCAAGAAAAAAGTTGCTAAGAAGAAAGCAACTACTAAAAAGTCGTAATTAGACTATTCAATGAAACTCGTACTAAGCGACGAGGAAAGATTAGATAGTTGGGAAACATTGATAGACACAGTCGATAAAACGGACATTCCAATACAGTTTGTTCGTAATATTAATATTGTGTTCCACACTCCGGTTGAGAATGAAGATGCACAGGATATTAACATTCATCGACTTCGTGGCAATGGTTGGGATGATGAAGGACTTGACGAAATAGTAGAACAAGTGTTTAGCGAACATCACAATAATATTAAAACCGTACACTTTTACTTAGACGTCGAACATGTCGCTGAAGTAGTACAACAACAGACTAATACTTTACTCGAAGGAACTAAATGAAAGCTATTCTAGCATGTGAGAAGAATGGCGGCATTGGATTTGAAGGATCAATGCCGTGGCCTAAGCAATCGAAGGATCTTGCCAGGTTTAAAGAACTCACCACAGGACAAACCGTTGTAATGGGGCGCGGCACTTGGGAATCAACCGGGATGCCTAAACCATTACCAAACAGACAGAACATCATTGTATCTCATTCAAAGGAGCCGGTATTTGATACTAGCTTAATGAGTGTTGGGCAAATTTGGGATTTAGAAGGCTGGCTCGCTAATGAACTTACCGATCGAGATAAAACGTGGATAATAGGTGGAGCAGGGTTAGTTACATCTGCCTGGGATTACATCAACGAACTACACTTATCACACTTACGCAATGAATACGAATGTGATACACATATAGATCTTGAGCGTCTCGAAAAAGACTTTACACTAACACGTTCACAGATGTGTGTAACACATAACTACGAAATCTGGAAGAGAAAATAATGCAATCATATATCAATACACTATCACATATTTTAAAAGACGGCGATGACAGAGGCGACAGGACAGGCGTAGGTACACGTGGTGTCTTTGGAGTACAAACTCGCTATAACTTACAAGATGGTTTCCCTGCAATGACAACTAAAAAGTTAGCATGGAAGGCCGTCGTTAGTGAACTATTATGGATGCTAGAAGGTAGCGGTGACGAGCGCAGGCTATGCGAGATACGTCACGGCACAGATGACGCAGATAAGAAAACAATTTGGACTGCTAATGCAGAAGCAGGTTACTGGAAACACAAAGCAAAGTTTCCAGGCGACCTAGGTCGTGTGTATGGTGTGCAATGGCGCCATTGGCGTTCGTTTAAAGAATTGAGCCACGCTGAAGATGGATTGCTTGTAGGTAATTATGTTGAAACAGATCAGATACAAAACCTCGTAGATGGTATCACAAATGATCCGTTTGGTCGTAGACATTTATTAACTGCATGGAATCCTGGAGAGCTAGATGATATGGCTCTCCCACCATGTCACTTACTTGCACAGTTTAACGTAACGTCAGATGGTAAACTTGACTGCCAGATGTATCAACGTAGCTGCGATATGTTTCTTGGCGTTCCATTTAACATTGCCAGCTATGCATTGTTAACACATATGATGGCACAGGTATGTGGACTGGAAGCAGGAACATTTATTCATACGTTAGGTGATGCACATATCTATAACAATCATTTTGATGCAGTAGCAGAACAGATTACTAGACTACCATTTGCATTACCAACATTAAAAATGAATCCGCTTGTTAAAGACATTGATGGATTTGTTATGGAAGACTTTGAGTTACTTAATTATGAATGTCACGAAGCTATTAAGGCTCCAATGGCTGTATAAGCAAATAACCCAGTAAATACACCACGCCTTTGTAAGTCGTTGATTTACAAGGGCGTTTTTATGGGTGCTAGGAGTTCACTTAGACCGTTAAGTGCTTGAATTTGCTAGGAATAGTGGAAAATAATTTGCATGTAATCTGCAGATGTGCGTCAATACCGCTGATTAGTAGGTAATATACTTCATATAATAGTATTTGGCTAGCCAATCCCATTCGAAACTAAGTTCTAGCTTCTCGTAATCACCGTGCACCTCGTTATAAAAATATTGTGCATCGTACGCGCCCTTTTGCGTCCACTCATCATCAGAATCAAGCCACTTCTGACAACGATCAGATGCGTTTATATCTCGACTTGCGGCAAGCAATTTTAATACCTCGCGAAATGATGTTCGCCATAGGTCCCACTCTTTCGGACCATATATTGCGGTGCCTGAGAGAATTGGTACAACTTCGTGATCGTGACTCATTGTAAAGTCCAGTCCCCATTCGGTATCGGTATTAACCAGATCCTTATTCCATGCAATAGCGGCCATGTGTCCATACGTATCATCTGTATATGGATTGTATGCATGAAAAATATAATGTTTAGGCTTCTGTAACCTATCCGGTTGCCAGTCCCAACTAAATTGTGTATTGACTTTAAGTTTAGCATTAATAGAAAAGAACCAATCTGTTTGTGACATTTTAGCGGCGGCTCTAGCGGAGTTAATACGTCCTTCAACGTCCTTAACCCAATGAACAGTCCTGCCTTTGGCTGCATCACATAAGTGATTATAATTATCCTCTGCACACTCTTCGCCGTTGCTCATAAACACAATATCCAATGGTTCATCACCATATTGGTTTCGAAACTGTTTGTCAATATACGGATAGTCGTACATTTCATTTTTGATATATGGTATCGCATCTTTAGGTATAAGACATGGATCGCCACTATTAGACAATGGCATTACTGTTCTTTTTTCTAGGCGCCACAAGTTTGGAGTTGGTACAAAGGTATGGCTAACGGGATGCTTAGTAAATAATGCATAAGGGGCGGTAAACAATCCATCAGCTACACTTCTAAATATATGTTCTTTAACTGCATCCGCTTGAGAATCACACTTGTGTAATATAACAGGAAGCGGAGTGCTAGGTACTGAAATATCCTGGAAGCATATAGTATCATACCATTCCAGTAGTTCTAATCCATCTACTTGTTTCAGAAAGTCTTGCACGTTAATATAAAACGTATCACCAAACTTTTGTTCGTTAGTTGGAAAGACATGCATCATTTCTAATTGAGACTCACTCGGATGCCAAGTAAAATCAAAAACAGAATAATCACAAACCGAACTGGTTATCCAAAGATGATCATGATGACTATGTTTAGTTACTATGCGTTTTAATGTTCCTAGATAGTCGTTAATGAATCTAGATTTCTGTAATGAATATCCTACTCCTAAAGAACAAAACGTTTTACCATTCCCGTGTTCCAGGTATACAATCTTTGGGAATTCAATTCGAATTACTTCTTTGTCATGATAATTAACATCGCCGTTGGAGTTCTTAGGTATAAGTTCTGTGCCGCCGTATGCTTGATGATGGCTTGCCCATACATGCACTTGCTCTGCTTCCCAAGGAACTGGCTCCCATAATAAATCAAAGTCGTAATAGCTATTGTATCCGTCTAGTATCCAACAGAAACGAGTACGTGACTTCTCACGTGCCTCTGCCCTATTCTTAACCTGTACGGCCTGGGGAAACTCTGCGGGTGGATTTGAAATGTAAAATATATCAAACATGCTTAATCAATCTTTAGCTTAATTGAATTTAGCCATGCGAGAAGTCCCTCGGGAGAAGGATGATAGCTATCGGTTCTCAACATGTCGTGTTCAATACAGAATTCCATCGGTGCGGATTTTATATTATAATGCTCTGATATATCGTATGCAGCCTGGCCTAAACTCAATTCTTGTTTGCCATCAGGTGCATGTGGATCATATATAAATCCAAAATCATACGGTATGTTATGACTCTCCAATACACATTTTGCTATAAACATGTTATTAACTGTACGGTCTGTGTAGAATGCTCTATTAGGCTCGTGATAAAACATTTCAACAAATTCAGTATAAGGAGATTTTGCTAACCTAGACCATGAGCCGTAGATTCCCCCGGAATGTATATAATGGCTATTGCCCACTGGCGCCTTAAAGCTATAATCAGATCCTAGTAAGGAAATGATATTCGAACCTATTGGTATATCATAACGCATTATCCCAGACCATAACACAAAAGCATAATCTATTTTCTGAGTTGCGTTTTGAACTGCATCTACTATACTAGCAGATATATAATCATTACCTGCTCCTCTAGAGGCATAATTTTTAATATCATAGTCTGCAAAGCGAGTTTCAATTGCTCCGCCTTTACTTGCTAAAAAACTGCATCCTGAGATTATAATCATTGTAAGTCCTAATTTATAATACGGATGTAAATACTTTTACACCGTACTCTTCTTCAAATCGCTTTGCATCTGCTACATCATTTACAACGGGTTCACCGCGTATGTTTAATGATGTGTTAAGTAGTATAGGACAACCGGTTTCGTTGTACCATGCTTCAAGAAGTTTCCGTATACCAGTACCATCGTCTTGTACTGTCTGGACTCTACTTGTACCATCTTCATGTATTATCGCAGGGAACTCTTTAGGTTTACTACACTTTGCTGTAACTTGCATGTAATCACTTTCGTTAAAGCCGTCTGGTATGATAAAATACTCATCAACATATTCTGCAAGTATCATTGGAGCAAACGGACGAAACTTTTGTCTACGTTTAATTTCGTTTATTTTATCTTTAATGTCAGCACCACGTGGATCAGCAAGCAAAGAACGATTGCCTAATGCGCGTGGTCCGAACTCAGCCTTTCCATTAGCAACACCAGCAATCTTTTCTTCTAGTAAAGTTGCAATAACTTTATCAACAGGATAAGGTCCTGCAATATTGTACCCAAGGAATGCATTATTCCATTGTAATTTCTTACCATACGCTAATGCCGCAGCACCTAAGCTACTACCAGCATCACCGGGGTTGGGCATGATCCAAATGTTTTCGTAGTACTTGCCAAGGTTTCTATTAGCAGAACAATTTAATGCTACGCCGCCCATGAATACTAAATTATTAGAACGATCATACTTCTTAGATTTTTGCATTACACTGTCGATCATTTCTTCTAGTATTGATTGTGCTCCTGCGGCAACGTCAAACTTGTTAATGCCACGCTTACAAAAACTATCATGAAACCCAATATGCAAGTTCTCTTTAAATCTAATAGGGTCGATAGATCGCACTAGTTTATGCTTAATTTTAGTTACTGTTTTTGATGCGTCGCCGTATGCGGCCATGCCCATTAAAACATATTCTTCGTCTAGTGGACGTAAACCTACGTTGTTTGTAATTGCACTGTAGAATAAGCCGATGCTGTTTGGATACATCTGGCGGTAACGTAGTTTATATTGTGCTCTGCCTTTATTATCGTACCTGGCGTTCCAAATAGTAATAGTATCAAACTCACCAATGGCATCAATAACAACTACGGTCGCTTCGTCATAAGGACTAGTTTGGAATCCGGCAGCGGCGTGTGATTTGTGATGGCCGTAGCCTTTTAGCTCAACGCTGTCAAGGAATAAATGACGATTAGGAAGATGACGATTAAGTTCTTCGCGCAATGACCAACGCCAGTTATCAATCTTCTGTCCTGCGAAGATCTGTCTGGCTTTCTTTAACCAGTGATTCTCATAATACGCCACTGTACTAATTGTACCATGTAGTAACGCTTCGTCTACTAATAACGGACTTAATTCTTTGTCGTGCTTTTTCTTACTGTAACGCTCGCTATGACTGGCAAACAATATCTTACCATTGTCGCCATCGATTACGGTAGCTGCCGCGTCATGGAAGCCAGCACTAATACCTAGTATATTATTTTGTCTCATTAGAAGGATCTCTGTCCTCAATGTCCATTAGAATGCTTTTACGCATTTCGTCTGAATATAAATTCCAGTTTCTTATCTCGTCCACTGACCGCTTACACCCATAGCAAAGCCCAGTTTCCTTATCGGTAACACAGACTCGCTTACAGGGATCGTTATTGATAAACTCACTCATTTGTATATAAAAGGATCACGCTTCTTTAGCTCTTTAAGTTTCTTCTTATAACGGCGATGTAACTGCCAATCGCACCATTTTCTTTTTAACCATTTAATCATTAACCCAACACCTTAATTTGTTGTTCTTTATAGTCTGGATCATCCCAGTGATATGCATATTCTACATAATTGTCTTTTGTTTTTATGCTATGCACGTCAAGATGATTGAATAATTTATCCCATACTACTTTATAATCAGTGGAATTAAATGTTCTTTCCAGGTCTACTTCTGCTACTTGCGGATGACCAATTGTAAGTGATTTATCATCTGGATCAAATCCGTTAACAATTAGCCACTGTTCGAAGTCTCTTAGATCTTTCTGCATCCAATCAAATTGTCCTGGGTCGTTTGCCCATTCAATATCAAAATCTCCTGCGGCTTCTGTTTGTGATCGCATTGCAGATGTTGTTAACTCGTCTATCCTACTATCGCCGCCTTCATCTTTAAACACTTCCCAATGATGTTTGCCAACTGCTTTGTTAACACCAACAAACACACCACCAAGTGGTCGTGCAATTGTTTCAATGCCGAAGCTCTCGTAGTCTTCTTCTGTCAGTTCAAACCGCGGTGCATGTAAAAAACAAAATAATTCACTTGGTCGCATCCACTCTCGACAGTACGATTCACGGCGCCAGCTTAACGCCCACGATTCATACTCGTGACACAATAAGTTAAGTTGACGTATATGCCAACGTGTTTCGGAATCCGCTTTATTGTAGTATTCAGACATGTGTCCGCTTGTACCTTGGAGGTCTTCAAAGTAACGATGCAGCATATTCATTTTTTCATGAATAAGTTTCCTACCAGGATGGTCATCACCAACAGGCCCATCAATGTCTTGAAGAGTATTAGAAAGACTAAAGAAATCGTCGATTTGATAGCCGAGTTCAGCTTTGTTAATAGCTTCGATAGATTCATTCATTTTCGCCGTTAAGTATTGACCGTTGCGTTTGTACTCAGGAATACCAAAAAAGTGGTAATTCTTTTCAAGGTGCAACTTCTTATTAAGAATATCGTTAAGTGCGGCGAACCATTTCTTACTCAATGAATCGTCAAAGACGTTAATATAAACTGACAGTAAGTCACCAGTGTTTTTATTTTTTAACATCAGTTCTATCGTGTCAAGATATTGCTTTGTACCACTCATATGCTTCTGCATCCTCTGATTGTAAAATATCTTCCAGCGTACATGAAGCAAGGCGAACATTCTCAACCTTTAGTATACGGGCTTTCCCGTCAATTGCTCCTTGCTCGTAGTCGCTTGGCCATTCTTCTTCGAATGTAGGCCTGCTTAAAATATTGGTCATAACATCAACTAGCGGCTGCTGGTTTTGGTCATATCCTTCCTTATTCGCATACTCTAAAAAGTCGTTTACTATTCTAATGCTAAAGGCGACATTAAAATGTTTGGACCGAATGCAAATGTAACTTTAGCAAGTAACGTAGTATTTAACGACTTACTAAGGTTAAACATGTTTTTCAGCTCAAAAAGCCCTGGTAATGTCAGGGTAAAATCAAGACGCATCTGGCGGGGGTTATTGGCTATTGCTAATCCTTGTTTAAAGTTATCTAAGAACGTGTGCCACTTTAGGCCTGTCCTTATATATTCTCCAACTTCGCCAGTACCGTCAATACTTGCACATATCTGCCAATCGCGTATATGCGGCAAGATATCTTTGTAAAGATGTGTACCTTTGTATTCTATTTGTGATAAGTTTGTATTGTAACGTGCATACACCATATGACCATTGCCAAGATCGATGATTCGCTTCATGTACTTCCAATGCTGTTCAAACATTAGTGGTTCACCACCTACCCAATACACTTCTTCAATGCGGTTCTCTTCGACCGCATCACTAAATTCTTTTTCAACTTGTGTATCTTGAAATTTACTTATTTGCCCGCGGACATCTTTTTGCATCCAGTTATTAGCTGGGTTAGTCCAATCAATCATGTCGTGCTTGCGTTCTTCGCTTTCCCAGCTAGACGATAGCATACCGCCGCACATACGGCACTTGAAGTTACACAAATTACTGAACCGATAGTCCCAGCTTACTGGGTTCATGTATGTATGGCCATCATCATCTGTGTGATCCCAAATGTTATCGTAATGTTGTTTGAACATATTCCAAAAGTAACTACGGTAAACGTCTGTGTTTAGTAACTTGTTATTGCATACATCGCATTCACTTAATTCTTCGCCTGCCATCATACGCTTACGCACAGACTTCATGTGTTCACTGTTCCAGTGTTCTTCTAGTGTTAAGGGATTATACAGGCCGTCACCTGTGTGTGTATCTATGTACTGTTTAAAGTTTTGTGCTGGTTCGCGTGAAGCGCAACACATTCTACGTTCAGTCTGTGGACTTAGATATGTATGAATCCACGGTGCAAGGCACAATGTATCTGGTTTGTTATCTGGCTTCTTCATATAATAATTTATATAGTTCTGGATGAGTATCTTTTAAAGACACTCCGCGGCGGTTGTCTAGCTTAGTAATATTAGGCAACGGGTCAACACCCTTACCTGAGTCCATAAAACTAACAACATTTTTAAATTCTTCTAATGTTTTATCATCTACATGAGCTAGTAATAACTTTTCTCTTACTGCGGCTTTTGCATGTTCCGGCAACGACTTAATACAATTTTCCGGTGCATCGTGTAACATATTCCAAAATACAAAATCGAACTTATCGAAGTACTCCCAATTGTAGATATCCTCTAAGTATAACACATTATAGATATTAATAGTAGTACATAGCTGGAGAGATGTATTCAATTGACCCGAACGCCACTTAATAAACTTCCAAATATTTTCGTTTACTTCATCCCAATTTGCATTGGTACGTTCGTACTCGAACCGCTTACCAATGTTATCGATACTAAATGCAAATTCTACATGCTTGAATTCTTTCCAAAGATGCACGTACTTTTCGGGCCAGTGTGTACCATTTGTGTTATAATGTATTTCGATTTGTTTAGCTAGACCCTTTTGGATTAATCTATCTAGAAACTCAAAGTGCTCTTTTATCATAAACGGCTCACCGCCGGTAAACTCTAAATAGCGTAAATCTGATGCTGCGAATTCGAGCTCATCCCAGAATGACTTGGCCTTGCGCGGCCACATTCCTTTGCGGTTCATATCCCTATGGAAACTGTCATCGTCTTGTGCAAACTTTATTTCTTCGCCGGCAAATGTACTTGAACTCCAACTACCACATATACGACATTTTAGATTACAAATATTGCCTAGCTTAAAGTCTATAAACTGTAAGTTCTTAGCGGACTTATTCCAGTCGGCTGTATCTTTTAAGACGTGTTCAAGACGGGCTATTGTATTCATCCGCTTACTAGTACGCCCGACATCTTCTTCGGCCCAACACCTACGGCACGTTGCTGGACGGTCGCCTCTAAGGAATTGCTCACGCAATTTTTCCATGTGTGTACAATCTTGTATTGCAAGGAGGCTGTCTTTATTAAGGTCGTACTTCTCGCCTTCGTCGTTGACTATTTCATCATCTGCTAAACAACAAGGGCGCACAGTACCAATTGGGCTTGCTTCTAAACTGATCCACGGTAATACGCAGAACGTTTTGTTAGGTAGGTTCATTTAATATCGTGAACCTCAATGATATAGTCATGCCATGTTTCATTGCGAATTCTATCCATAGTGTTTATCTTATCCCAGAACGCAGGTATTAAATGTGTGTTGTCTGTTGCATCTAAAAACGTTAAGGCACTTTCGAATCCTGTAGTAGCACGATTTAAATCATCCTTACCTTTGAGCCATTTAATATGCTTTTCAAATAGCTCTCGTATACGTTCTTTGTACCTAGGTGGAGCAATATCAATTCTAAACTCTAGCGGGTCTTGCAAAATATTGATGTTTAGGTCCTGTGGTTTTAAGAAACCCTTCTCTACCCAATCCTTGTGGAAATCCGTAATGTGCAAAGCATTCATTATGCTTAACGTTGGACTTATATAAAAGTCCACATCAGGACAGACTTCTAGCATCTTGCGTCTGTTTTCTTCCACAACGTCCCATTTCGTACCCTTACGTATATACTCTGCGCGGCGCCCCATTGCATCTAAACTCGCTCCAACACTAACACTATCAAACTTTTTCCAGTAATCAAAGACTTCTCTGTCTTTAAGTTTAATCTGTGTGAAGTTAGTGTTGTATATCAAGCGAACATGGAACAATTTTCTGCGTTCCAGTTCATCGAGAATCAGATAATGTTCTTCCATGGTTAAGGGTTCACCGCCTGCAAAGTATATTTGTTCAACGTAGTCAATATGTTCCATGAGCTGTTCAAACATATCTGTTTTGTTGCGGCCTGCAATCTGCAAAGCACTATTGTCTGCTCCCCACTGGGCGCCGGCTAACGCTACTTGGTCTTTATACCAACTACTGCTGAAAATATGACCACAACTGCGACAACTAAGGTTACATAAATTACTGAACCTCACGTCCCAGTAAGACATTTGAAATTTGTCTAGGTGGCCGTCTGCTTGTGTTTCTTCTACTAGATTAATTTGATGTCCGTGATGCTTATTAGCACTCTTACGTCCACTAAAGAAACCTGCTTCTTCTTGTTCATAACATCCTACACACTCGCTACATGCTTTACCCTCGAGCATGTTCTTACGTATCTGTTTCATGCCATTGCTGTTCCAAATATCTTTCATTGCATCTTTACGTGTACTACCTACAGGTTGCTGCATGTCTGCATGACAACAAGGATACGTTTCGCCTGTTGGATATGCATGTAAATGGATCCACGGATAGATACAAAACGTTTTACTATCACGTAGTAACTCCGTTTCGTACTCGTCTAATTCTTCTGGATTAATCCCTACTGGATGCCAGCTATTATAATCGTAACTCATGTTATTCCCATCTTAACTTAAACATTAATTCTTCTTGCTCGCTGCAAAAATTTAGTGTCATTCCTTCTTGCGTATCTAGACCATCCTCAGTATTAGCTATAAGCCAATTTTCAAGTTCAACTTGATTGTTTGACCAGAACTTATAGTCCGAAATTATATATGTTTGCTTTCCGTTCACTTTGAGTGTTCGTATAAACCGTCGGTTCCAGTTGATCGGGCCGTCTGGCAATTTCTCCACTTTAGAACCCCTAGATCTTCTGTCCGAGACCATCATACCATTCTCCTATCCTAGGAAAGGTCAAGCTAAGACACTTGCTACGGCGCGAGTCATACTGTTGATAAAACATGTAAAAATCGTTACGCAATGCAGGCAAGTCAAACGTACCATCGTGTGGTGTTTTAACAACATCAAGGTAATCAATTAACCGCTGTACTTGATTAATTTCCATTTCATGCAACAATGGATTAGTGCCATTGGTATCTAACCACCACTGCAATTCATCTTTAAATTCTGTTCGTAAGTCGTCCGGTAATACTAGTGGACTCTGGAACGATGGGAACCTTAAGATGTTTAATGAAAACGTTGGAAAGTTCTGGCCACCGTACGCTGTTTTCATTTCCAACATCATATCTAAGAACTGTGGTAACGACTCTAAACACAATGCATTAATAGTACACATCATATGAAAACCTTGAACACTTCCTTCCTTAAGAATCTTGTGTACATTTAGTTTCCATTGTAACCAATCAAGCCCGTCGCGTATGTACTCTGCTTGATCGCCTATGGCTTCATTGCTTGTGTATAACTGGAAGTTTGAAATTGAATGTGTTGTTTCAACCAACTTATCAATTAGTTTATCCTTAGCACACAGATTACTATTTAAGGCAAACTGCATGTCGGGTTTATCTTCTATAAACTTATCAAACAAGCGCCAGGTGTGCCCAGACATTAAAGGTTCGCCGCCAGTCAGTCGTAACTCTTGTAACGTATATTTTAAATCCGAGTCCCACCATTTAAAGAACGCTTCTACATACGGGTTTTCTTCTTTTGGGCCATACGGCTCTGCTGAATCATGTGTGTGCGTGAAGTGATTGCGACCATCACTTTGTAATAAGCGATACGGGCCAAACTTCTTTATGTCCTTGACCCATTCGGTGCTAAACGCTGGGTTACAATACGAACAAGCAAAGTTACATGTACGGTCAAAGGCAATCTCAAGAGTTTTAAGATTAACATCCGAGCGTGGATCAAGCATTGAAACAAGGTTAACATCTTTATCGTCATATATTACAGACTTATAAACACGGTCGCTAATAGCACCACGTTCCATATCTTCAATCTTCCAGCAGTACTCACAACCCGGTGGACGACGGCCATCTTGCATTTGCATACGATCTGTTTTCTTCTCGCGTGTATTGTGTAAGGCTCTTGGGTTGCTTTCAAGTTCTTTGAGATCGATTTGGTGTGCTGGCGGATGATGGCAGCTCGTTGTTTGACCACTGCCAAGCCATATAGTAGCATTGTACCATTTAGCCAAACACATCGAAGGACTAAACGAGTTAATAAAGTCTAGCACTTCTTCATCTTTTTCTCTGCCCGGTTTTCTTAAACTCATTTTACTCTCCAATTAAAAACTTTAGTTTTTTAGGTAATTGAATTTCCTGTCTCTCATTGAACTGTCTAAAGAAACTTTGCTGATCCTTTAGTAATTCTTCATTGAATGTCGCTTGCTCTAATGCCGCAACCAATTTATTAATTTGTATCAATTCCATATATGTTTTGTTCACAATTGACATTTGGTCTGCGACTTGTTGACCGGATATTTTCGATTGCGCCGCTTGCGCGAATGCTAATGCCTTCGCTTTATCCGAATCAACTAACGTGTCAAAGGTATGTATTGATGGTGTTGTACATGTTGATATAAACCAATTAATCCTGTCAGGATATGCCATCTTTAAATTATACACGAATTCGTACATGTTGTAAATACCAAATACTGTTTGTGCTGTAAAAAGTGAATTAAAATTTATACACACTGATGTTTCATTTAAGAGAAAATCTAAATTATTTTTGAACTTCTTCCATGAAAATCCAAAACGTATATATTCCTGCATTTCGGAGTCTATTGTATCTAAACTTACATTGAAAATTACCTTATGTGTATTCTCAAATTCTAATAGCTTTTTAACTACAACTCGGTTTGGGTAGTTTAAGTTTGTAGAAACACGTATGGTCTCTACATCAGTTAGATCGCATTGTGTTAAAATATCATTAAAAATATTTCCCATTAATGGCTCTCCGCCCGACACTGAGAATACTTTTGGTGCGGGTGTAATGCTATTAAAGAAGTCAATATATTCCTGTGACTCCTTGTTGTCGATTGATTCGCCGCCGTAATATACATTTCTATCAAAATGCAGTTTGATTTCACCGTTGCGTTTTTTATCCGTTTGCCACTTTGAACTATATTTTTCGTTGCAATACGTACATTGGAGATTACACAGATTACCAAGTACTAAATTTAACATGCGGCAACTTTTTGTTTTATTCCATAACTTAATTTTGTAATGTCGATAGCTTTCGTTGCCTGCATCTTCTGTTTTCCAGCAGTACTCGCAGGCTGGGTTTCTAATACCATTTAGAGAGTCGTGTATACGTTGATCAGTTTCGCGTGTATCTTCTATTGGGATTGGTACCGCTTTGCAACAACCGTACATATATCCTTGTGACGGAGCAAAATGAATATCGTCCCAGTGTCCTGGGCAGAATGTATCTTTGTTCTTATCTGTTAGCAAAAGATATTTCTCCTTCTTCAACCACCGCATGCCAAGCTGTGTCAGTTCCATACCGGGCACATATTTTTTCCGCCTCAACAAACCAACTTTTAAAATTCGGGTCAGACATAATTTCCTTTACCCAATCTAACGTATAAAAGTCTTCTTCAATTATTATTGAATGTAGATACAATTCAGGTTCTGGCCCTAACGGTCGGCCGTCGCAAACAAAATTCGGAAATCGACGCCGAATGACAATCTTTTCCCCTTTTAAAATTTTAAATACCTTGAGTTTATTTGTTTGCATAATATTTGCACTCGTTCCAAAATGCAGTTAGCTCAGGGAACGTTAATAAAAAGTTTGTATTGTGACGTCTGTCCGCTTCGTTAAAGAAGCGATAGAAGTCTGCCTTCTTTTGTTCTAGGTTGTCTGTTCCTTGTTTCATCCACGCAATGTCTCTGTCCATGCGCTGTACTTCATAGTCTTTAAACCCGTGGAAACGATTGTCTTCTGTTTCCATGTTGTCTAGCATGTATTGTTTCGCATCTTCTAACCTACTAACAAAGTGCTCTGGAAGTATTTGCATACTCTGCCATTCTGGTGTACGTAGCACAGGAGTATCAAACCAGACACGCTGGAAGTCCTTACTATACTTTCTTCTCAAGTGTAATATGTTCATCATTAACTGTCTGAGGTTATGTATGGATAGATTGTTCATTGTAATAATAAACGTGATGCTACTGTAACTAGGTATCTCTGTTAGAAATTCCTCTACACGTTCAAGAAGCAAATTGAAGTCTAATCCGTGGCGTATGTACTCAGCTTGTTCGCCCCAAGTGTCAACACTTACGTACTGCATAAAGTGTTCGATCTTACCTGTTGTTAATTGCTTAACATAGCCCATGTACTTGTCCCATAGTTTTTGGTCTACAGACAAATTACTTGTTACATTTAAATGCAAATCGGGCTTTGGGTTTGCTAATACATAATCAAATACCTTGTATGTATTCTTATCCATAAGTGGTTCGCCACCTGTCATTCTAAAATGTACAAGTTCTTTATATAGTTCTGGCCACCACTCCCAAAATGCATCAACGTATGGATTATCTTCGCGGTTAGGTATTGGGCGTCTGATGCTAGTAAAGTACGCAGGATCGTTGTGTGGTTGTGCTGTAGGGTACGCACCGTGCTTCTTAACTTCCTTCATCCAAGTAGTGGAAAACTGAGGGGAGCAATAAGAACACGCCAAGTTACATGCATGGTTAAAGTTAACCTCCACATATGAAGGGTTAACATCGGCATATGGGTTTGCAACTATAGCGTCAAAGTCTTTTGCTGCCCACGGTTCGCCACTTCTGTAGTGACGATCACTCAGCTTTCCATTATCTTCCATTGCCCAACAATAGCTACACTCTGCTGGACGAATACCTTCTATCATTTGCTTACGTATGTTGTTCTTTAACTCTGTGTTATGTAATGCACTTGGGTCTTTTTTAATTGCGGCGACATCTATTGTATGTAATGGTGGATGGTAGCACGAGTTATTCAACCCTGTAGTCAAATGCAAGGACACCTGTTTCCATTTTGCAAGACACATCGAAGGACTAACAGAGTCTAGTTTCTCCTTCATCTTTTCTGCGTCAGACAAAAACTTACTCTTACTCATTACCAACCTTCTAGGTTACGTATTACATCAATTTCACGTACCATTACACCTTTATTGTGCCAATTAGAACGATAGTGATCTTTAAAGAACTTGCTATGCTCAGCACTAGGTGACAGCATAGGTAAATCTAATTGTGTTTCGAGCTCTACACCTAATGCTTGAATTTGTGCTGGTACATCATGCACCTGCTTGTAAATTTCTGCCAGGTTGTCGAACCACTGTACTTCTTTATAATTCCAGTCTGTTAACATTGTCATATGTGTACCCATACGCGCACCAAGAATTGCCCATGAGCCGTATTCCTCATCACTACCTATGTTATGCCAAATACTTAAATGGGCCATGTTACGTTTATGTACGCTATCTTTAAACTCTCCGATTGTAGGTTTCTTACCCTGGTTCAAGCACATCTTAACGCCTTCTCTAAACCCTGCGCGCCATGCATGGAACTTGCTACCATTTGGATATGTCGTACTATAACAATCATGCATCGCCCAATACAATGGATCAAAACAAAACTCCACATCGGTGTCATCACTACCTACACTTGCTTCGTGTGTTTTCATATTATATATAAAGTCTTTAGTCCAACAACTAATACCACCATTGCCGTACATCAACCCATTGATGTGGTTACGTGCTCTCCAACGGAATACAGCCTTTTCATAATCTGCATCTTTAAAATCAAGTGTTAAGTTAAAGAAGTCCAAGTCGGGCAAGTTGTCACCATCAATCAAAATAAATCTATCTGTTTCACTTGCGTCTGCGGCGGCTTTATGCGCTGCATCGCTACCCTTAACACCGTCTACTCTAACGGCCCACGGAACCATATTTTTAATCCTAACCCAGAACTCTTCTTTCTGTGGTTCATCGTAACTTAGATAAACTACGTCTAAGTCTGCTATGTCTATTGAATCAATCATATGTTTTCATATTCCAATTCTGTTCGTTACCCACAATAGTAATATCATCTTTTGTTGTGCCGTATCCAAAGTGCGTAGGCACCAATTTACCAATCGACAAGTGTGTAACTTTACATATCTTGCTATCTTTAATAATAATATCGTACCTACATTCGGCAAATTCTTCCTTGGATATATTTATATAGTCACCTTGCTGTTCTTCCATTGAATAAAATAATGGAAGATTTGTTTCAGTGTCGTAGTACAGTCTAAATTCAAGTTCAACCGGTGCGACGTTATCTGTTAATTTTAGTGCTTCTTCAAAGGGAGTAAGTGTCATAATATTCGTTTAAAACCTTGCTAAATTCTTTTATACAGTAATGAAATGGATACTGTTGATCAAGAGTATTGATACGTATGTTAGCGCCAGCTAACTCCCATACCAATTCTTTTGTCCAATCTTCGCCCGCACAATCATTTATTCTACCTTTCATGTGTATCAATGAAGGATAACTCGTTCCTGGCAACGTAACATTTTCAACTCCAAATGCTCTTGCTGCGATAGCATAAACTAGATCTGTTGTGCCATGATCTGTTTTACCTAATTTAAGTTGTGTTTGCACATCTTCCCAATTATCAAATAATTGTTTTACCATTGCAAAAAAATCCGATGCAGGTTTACTGACTCTCCAATACGTTATAGCATTATATACGTCTGGTAAGTTATTAGCATCAAATATTTTTCTATAATGTCTTTGTTGTGTTAACTCGTTGTGGTAGTTTCGTGCTCCGGTTGTTAATACAACATCTTTCTTTTCTAACATTAACCACCAATGTTCTATACAATGTGGAACTATCATATCCGCTTCTATTTTAATAGTTTGTCTGAACGGACTTGCATGATATACTTGCCAATCATTTGAAAACGGATTATCTGGGTCAGTTGTATATGGAAAAACAATATGGTAATCAAATTCGTTGAGGTTGTACTTTTTGTCTGATAGTATTGCTATTTTTGCGGTTGGTGTGTGTAGTTTAATACTACGCGCACAGGCCCTAGCACAATCGATATAATCTACGTCAGATGTATTTTGTGCAACTATTAAATATCCTCTTTCTGCTTCAATCATTTATCATCTGTTCCAATGCTACTTTATTAAAACAATGAAAATCATGATCTTTAATTATTGTGCTCATTGTGCGAACTTTATTCCTATAACGCTTATTATATAATAGCTTAAACGTCGTATCGTTAATTTGTGTTGTTGTTATATCTGTAACCGCAGTTGGCAGTTTCCAAGGTATTGTTGGAATTGAATTTATTCTATGTCCGTACATAATTGACATCGCTATACTAACTGCAAAGTCATTACGAAACGGATTAGGATTAAACTTATACAATTTACTATAGAATTTATAGTTTTCTTTTATCATTGTAATTGTTTCGAACATCTGTTCAGCAAATTCAGATTTACGAAAGAACAATACAGTAGCCCAGTAGTGCGGCATTTTAGTAGATCCAAACGTTTGGTGTTCTACTAGACTATTTTTAGCTGCAACATCATACACGTCTCTGTGACATAAGAAATCATGTGGTGAACTAAAAAGTAAATTTAGTTGTTCACTGTTAACAATATAATCACTATCTATTACTATTGTTTCATTGTATGGCGACAAGTTATAGGCTTGAAACCTGTTGGCGTTGTACCAGTGATCAACTTGATCGTCTTGTGACACGTCAAAGTTACGCTTACTCATAATCTCAGCTTCTATGCATATTGTATTATGGCGAGTTTCTTTATAACTGTTATCGTCTGTAATAATAGTTGTCGGCAATCCTAAAAATTTGTCAACTCTGTCTGCTACCCAGACTGCCTGTTTAAAGTAATCTAGTTTAGTGTTATTGAAAGCAAATATTAAAACACCTTTATTCATCGTTACCTTCTACAAATTTATAAAATTTTAAATTATCCTTAAACTCTTTAGCTATTTCCGCAGTGGGTAAAATATGATCTTTTGTTCTTGATTTACATATAGGACAGTGCCAGCAAGAGGTGCCATATGATACAATGCGATCAAATATCGCCAGCACCCGACATTCCAAACATGCTCTAGGACCTAATGCCATTATCGTTTAGTTTGCAACACTTCAAATTCTTGATGCCAAGCATTCATTTGTTCTTGCCAACGTTCGTTAGCTAGATCGAAAAGTTCAAACACATTTACCTTACAAGGATTTCCGTACTCGTCTATTAATACAATAGTGGTACTTGTTGGTTTGCCGTCCCAAATATACAAAGTTGTTAGTAATTCAGGGCCAGCTTTCCATAAGCCGTCAAATGCTGCAAAGAGCATTTTGGCTTCGTACTTTTCTTTAAGAATTTGCTTGGCAGCATCATGATCGAAATGATGCTTTATTTGTGTTTTGGGATTGTTCATGACATAACCTCTATACCTGATAGTATAACAGAATTATGTCATGAAGTAAAAGAATAGTTTACCGAATATTAAACTTAGACTACTTTTGCAGTACCTGTACCAGCTATTGAACCTGTTTCTGTTGCTTGGCCTGTGCCCGATCCAAGACCAGTAGCGACAAAGTACGAGCCGACCCATGTATGACCAGCAACTAACGCGCCACCGGATGGCACAGCTGATCCACCAATTAATGAATAATCAGTAGTACCGTCGCTGAAGACTACGTATTCTCTACCAATTGCAAAGGAGCCAGCGTTTTGTAAATTGCCAGTTGGTGTAAACGTCTGACCGACTGCGTTTGATGATGCACCAACTAATGTAAAGTCGGATGTACCAACTGTAACAACCTCATACGTTATTCCAACATTTAAGTCGATTGCGTCACGTACTAATTCTGCTGTTGGAACTGCGGTACCTGTGCCTGAGCCTGCGCCTGTTGCTACAAAGTGTGTACCTGGACTGCTATCTGCTGCACCAATTAATGTAAAGTCTGTTGTACCTGCTGTAACAATAGTATAAGTAACGCCGGTAACAAATACGCCTGCTACAACCGTTGGATTTATCGTTGCTGATTCTGATCCACCTAGTGTCGGTGTACCCCATGAATTAGAAAGGTACGTAGTGCTCGGTGGCACTGCTGTAACCGTTGTTGTTAATGTTCCATCAACATATTCATCTAAATCAGTATTAGAATCATCTTGAAATTCTACAGTTAACGTAATTACTGCTGTATTAACTTTTCCTCTTACTGAAATAGAGTTTGAAGTATAATTGGCTGTTGAATCAAATTGTTTGAACACTTCAGTTAATGCACCTGTATAATCGTGTGCGCCTGTTCCTGTTAGTAGTACACTAGTTGAACCACTGCCGCCAATCTTTGTAGTGCCTGTGTATGCTACTGCGGCGATAGTTTTAGATGCGCCGATTCCAGTAACATTAATTGTTCCACATGCGGTACACAATGCTGTCCAACCTGTATTCTTCGAGTTACTTGTTCCGCCACTACGTGAAAATGCAATGGTTAACCTCCCGCCTGCATTAAAGAAGTAACGTAAATGCGCTGCACTTGCAAATGTAACTGTCATAGGCATCGAAACTAAATTGTTCCATTGTGATGTTCTACTTACTGCGCCACCTGCTGTAATGGCTGTACCACTTGCTGCGGCGTCTGCTCTGTTTGTTGTAATAGTAGAAATGTTGCCTGCTAGTGCTGATAGCACTGCAATAGGATCAGTGGCAACTGGATTAGTTATTGCAGTAATAGTTGAACCCTGATGATTTTTATAATTTGTAATGGTGTTAAGCAGTGTTGCCCACTGTGTTGCAGAAATTGTTGTTCCGGCAGTTACAGCTGACAATATAGATTGTCCATAACCCCTGTCATTTGCTCCCGGGCCGCCTACTGTGTTAACGTTGTTGTTTGTATTATTAAATGTTCCGTCGCCATTACCTGTCGCAAAAAGATTATATTCGTCATCTAAGATGGTGTCGCCTATCGTATAAGCCATGAAATTAAGTTCCTATTTTTATAATTTTAGTTTACAGTTACGAAAGCTTCAATAACGCCTTCTGTTTCTGTTGTTTTATCTTCTAATGCTCTACCAATTACATTAAATGAAGTCATCTCAGACGGTAATGCTGCCCTAGCCAGGCCATTGCCTGCTGAAACTAGTCTTTCACCTCTAATAATTTTACCAATTACTCGAACTGGTACCCTTCCGCTCATTGCAACTGCTGGGTGTGTTTCGTTATCACCTGCATCTGCATTCATTAAAAATGCAGCGTTAGTACTTATGACGCCAAATACATCATCTGACAAATCGCTTGCCGCTTTTGTAATTTCTTCTGCACCACCTAAACATACTACTGTACCAGGTGCGTATTGTGCATCTGCATGGAAGCGTTCTGCCAAATCGGCGTACTGAGCTGTGGTTGCTTGTCCACTAAATGTAACAGCATGTACAGTATCAAAACGTTTTAGTGCTGTTCCAAAATCGGTTGTTGCGTCTGCTGCTGGATTAATAACGCCTGTCACATCTGTCGTTCCGTTTGTTATTGAATCAACATAATCTTTGTTTGCAATGTCTGAAGATACCAATGGTGTTGCTACCTGTGCGCGGGCTGATGCGCCGTCACATGTAATAACTGGTGTATCAACACCGCCATCATTGACTTGAATAATTAAATCTCCATCAAGTGTAATATTGCTAAGTGTAACATCATCGCCAGCGACTGTAATTTTTGCATCGCCGTTTGCACCTACTGTTAATCCAGTATTGTTAATAATACCTAACGAACCAGTAGTAGTGTCATTTTCAGTAGCACGTAAAAAGCCGGATGCTGGAATTTCTTCAAGTAATTGTGCGTTTGTGGCATCGCCTACAAACTTAGGTTCCTGTCCTGCTATCGTCTCAGCTAACTGTATGCCAGGGCTGATAGTTGATGCAAATCCTGTTATTGGTGTAGCTGGTGTAAATGTTGCATCCTTGCTAACAATAGCTACAGTTTCATCATTTACAAAAAGTTTAATTACAACGTGATCAACTGCAAGACTATCTGTTATAGTTTCAACAATTGAACCCGATGTTCCTGTGCCTGCTGTAAATGCTGGTCCGATTAATATAAAGGCACTACCATCATATGCGTTTAACTGTGAGTTAAGTGTATCAAACCATAAATCGCCTGTTATGTTCGACGTTGGTGCTGATGCTTGCGCGGCAGCTGAACCTAGGTTTTTAAATGTTGTTCCATTGTAAACTTTAAGTAAGCCTACAGCCGAATCATACCATAACTGACCGTTTAATGGGTTAGTTGGTGCAGTTGGATTCGCACCACTCTCTAGCATTCTTAAAAAGTTTTCACCTAAGAATTCGCCGTACCCTGCGTAGTTTTTACCAACTAAAGTAATACTACTGTCAGTATTGATTGTTCCGTCGGTTACGGTTGCAAAAATAGAACCGTCTGTTTTGTTAATTATATAAGCCATCAAATGCTCCGTTGTTACCGTTATTTATCACTTTAAATAGCATCAAGTAATGCCATTGTATTATTCTGAGTTGACGTGACACCCGCTACATCAACCGCGGCGTCTACAGCTATTTTTCCAGCTAGTCGTATCTCTTCAATTTGTGCTCCTAGCGTGAGCCAACTATCACGCTGAACGATAATATCGTCTGCGGCTTGAGTTGCAGTTTTTCCTGTTGCGTTTACCTCTGCTTGAATCAATGAATAACCAGTAAGATCAGCTGGATATCCAGCTAGTATAAAAGCTTCAGACTGTGATGCTTTTTCTTGGTATATCATTGCTTGGCCTGCGCCTCTGGTGATGTATCGCAAACGGGCAGCTTCTGCCGTGCCATCTATTTTAAATTTACTATCCTTCTGGGATTCTACTAAAGAAGTTTCCCATAAAGAACTTGTGGCATTCCATTCATCAAGTTCTGTTTGAGGAACCTCTAATGTTACATTAGAAGGAAAAACACCGAGGTCTGTTATAACTACTCGGTCTCTAGTTACCTTATCGTAACCTACCTGTCCTATAAAATTTGGCTGTACACTCCAGGTATCTGTGTCTTCGTCAAAAACCGCTGCCTCATTTGCATTAATAGCAGGCGGAACAATTAGTGTCGCATATGATGGAACTAACGTTACTCCTGGTTCAAGTGGGGAGTCGGTTCCTTCTTCCGATCCTAAGAATATAAGATAATCTCGTGTATAGTGATATATTAACATAATATCCTTCCTTTAATATTTAATTATGTAGTGCATGGCAACGTTACGCGGGCGAGTTTCATCACCGCCAGTGTCCGATGTTGGAGAATCTTGAGTGCCGTAATTATGCTTTAAGTAATTTCCTTGGCTTCCACCATTGTCAGCATTCTCATTCCATCCCAGTCTGTAGTTTAAATGTGAGTGACTTTTAAATTCATCTAGTTGGAGTGAACCAAATACTCGCGCATAATCAACTCCGGCACCATCATCAAACCCACGAACAAAGTTGCCCCGCAGATCTGGAATATTATATGCACTACCAGCATCACCGTATGTAATACCTATTACAAGGAACAGGGGATTGTATAGGCCTGCTTTCGGAAGTGATACTCCGTTACAAACCAACCAACCCGTCGGCGCTACACTACCCGCAAAGGGCACAATAGTTCCAGTTGGTGCTGATATAGTAGCAACACCCAACACATATTGTTGTGTTGCTGCATCCTGAAGGTCGACTGGGTCTGCAACGTTTGTTATTTTGTTACCTAACATGTCTAGACGATTTCCATCGCCGTCGCCATCTATAAACTTGCCAGCTTCGCCAGTGCCGCCGACATCAAATCCAATCTCTTTACTTGCAGGAGATAGTAATGATTCTAATCTTATATTAATAAGATCATTATTTTTAATAGTTACAGGATCATTAATTGTCGTGCCATCCAGTATTATTGTATCCTCTGATATGGCTGCGGCGTTTGGTAGGACTATTGTAACTACATCGATCTGACCAACATTTGTTATATCGTTTGTAATACAGTCTATGCCTGTACTAGCAACTTTTAATATCTCTGTAGCATTTGATTTGAATGAAATATAATCGGTGGCGTTGTCACCTATTTCAAGAACAAGTCGAGAGCTGTCCGGACCGCCATAAGATTCAACAAAGATCTTAGCATAGTCGGTATTACCAGTCCAAACAATACCTTTTGAATCTGCAACCGGTGATGGAATAGCAAATGTTAAATCACTTACTAACGTACTAGATAATGTTAAATCTAAGTAATCTCTATTAACAATATCAGATCCGCTTAGAGGTGCGTCAACTTGTGCGCGGGCTGTTGCGCCGTCACATGTAATAACTGGGGTATCAACACCGCCATCATTGACTTGAATAATTAAGTCACCGTCAACGGTGGCATTGCTAAGTGTAACATTATCACCACTAACGGTAAATCGACCATCGCTATCAGCGCCAATTGTTAATCCAAGATCGTTAATAATACCTAATGAACCAGTAGTCGTGTCATTTGCACTAGAGCTTAAAAAGGCGGTATTATCAACACCATTGAGTAGTTCTGCATTGGTGGAGGTGCCTTCAAATACTGGTGTCTGTCCATTGACAGAGGTAGATAATTGTATACCTGGTTTAATTGTTGTAAATCCTGGTACCACCGGATTCGGAGTAAATTCAGCTTGTTTGCTAACGATTCCTACTAAATCGCCCGCAACATAAAGTTTAGTCACAATGTGATCTGTAGCACCGTCCGATACCGTTTCAACTATTGCGCCGGACACTCCAGTAAGCGATGAATAATCTGGACCAATTAATGTAAAGTCGGTGCCGTTGTATACATTTAACTGTGAGTTGAGCGTGTCAAACCATAGATCACCTGCAATTAGAGTTGATGGAGGTGATCCAGATGTTGTAACACCCAACACCCGAAATGCTGTGCCATTGTAAACTTTAAGTGTATCTACAGTTTTATCATACCACAACTGGCCACTAAGTGGATTAGATGGGGCTGATAAATTTGAACCACTCTCTAGTAATCTTATGAAATTTTCTGCGTGGAGTTCGCCGTAACCAGTATAGTTCCTACCTGGGAGCGATACACTACTATCAGTATTAAGTGTTCCGTCGGCTATATTTGCAAAAATAGAACCGTCTGTTTTGTTAATTATGTAGGCCATCGAGTGCTCCGGTTATTCCATTAGGTTGTTGACAAGTTCGTCAGCGTTTGGATGCGAACTGTATAATCTATTTGTATCTGACGGTTTAATGACTTTTGGATTGGGTGGAATACCACATGTGTGATAAGCTTCAATTCTTCTGCACTACCGTACCATGATTTTAATCCAAGTTCGTCGAATACAAAATCTCCGTCTAGGTCTGTGCTATTATCAAAGGCTTGTTGCCCGCTCGGTTCACCGTAATCAAGTAAACAACTGACTAAAATATCAGTATAAACCTTGCCGCTTGTGTGCAAGACTACAAGGTTGTTTCTTAGTGTGTCGGTATTAGCAGTTGAATTATCATCAACTACTTTTAAATATGTTTCATTATATAGATCTGCGTTTTGGCCGGTTGAGTTAGCAGGCAAATATGTAATAACGCCTGTTGGATTAACACTAGTTCCACCGTTACCAAATGACATTTGATAAATCTGGCCTATGTCTTTATTAGCTAGAGATTGTGCTAGTGATTCACTAAAGTTTTCATAATGAATTGCGTTTGTTTTATCTTCAAACACTTCTCCAGTGATTGGATCAAACACTTTAATATGACCTGTTATTTTTAGATTACCATTTAACATTATGTTTCTCTCTTATCTACGATTACTTCGCCGGAATCCGGATCTGATATCTTAATATGTTCATCGATTAAAATCTGACCGCTTTCGTCTGACTTATTATCTTTGTTTTCTTGTTCGTTATCCTTCATAATAGCTATTATTTACCTACTTTAAAAACCACTAACTTTTAATAAACAGTGCTGGGCTTGTGGTTTGATCGTTCAATGTAATGCCATCACTTGCTGTGCCTGCGCCTGGTGCGTACCAGATTCTATTGTAATCCCACTGTACAAAACTCTCAGAACTCACATCGTATACCACGTCTGTTGCTACATGAAGTGGCGCTATGCCTGTGCCCGCTGTACCACGACGTAAACCGCTTACTGTATTGTTTAATAAGTCGCGTTCACGATATGTAATGCGCTCACCGTTAACCATTAATATACCAAATTTCGCAATATCTAGATCTGGTTCGCCTAGCACACTAGCATCATCGACATAAATGATATCGTCTGTGTCTGCAAGATCCTGCACTAAACTAGTTGTTGAATTGTTCATTTTATACATTCCAACTGTATCGCGCATGTCTTTAAATAATCTAAAGGTTATACCATCGTCTGTAAACACCTTAATATCAAGCGTATCAAAAATGGCGCCTGGCACTAACTCTTCTGGAGCATGTGAATGGTACGTGTCAATAAACTCGCCACCGTCTACATTAATATCAATTGGGCGTGTACCGAGGTACGTAGCCAGGAATGAACTCTCATATATAGTATCAATTAAAGTTTCACTGTATGTAGGGAATCCCTCTGGACCGATGTCAAAGTTATCAAATGTCGTTGTGTCAAATGGTGATAAGTCAAATCCGGTATTCTGGTCGAACCCAACACCATCTACTTCAACGCCCGGGTATGCAATGCCTTTAATAAGCAATGATAAATCTAGGCCTGGACTATTAACGTCTGCAACATAAAATCCCGCTGTACGATCGATGCCGCTAAGTGAGTCGATGTTAATTAACTCATGTAGGGCAGGATTAAATGTTGCGGCTGGATCTGCATCTATAATTTTATATACAGCATTATTAACCTTAACAAGTTGATCGGCTGCATACGCTGTGTCTGCTTCCCACGTAACAATATTTGTTTGGTATTCATATCTGTCGTATTTGATTCCGGTATTGAATGTTCGCACTAGCTTGTTATTCATTACTGCTAATGCCGTTGCATCTTCGCCGTTACCGCCTTCAAATGTAATAACCGGTGTGTCTATATATCCGCTACCCGGGTCTTCAATAACAATTTCAGCAATCGAACCACCTTCGCCTACCCTTGCGGTCATTACCGCTGGGAGTAAACTTGAGCCTGTGACTACAATAGTAGGTGCTACAGTGTAACCGGTACCTGGATTAGTAATTACTACATCTTCCACGCTTAACCGATAGTTGGCAAACCATTGTTTCCATGGTTCTGTCTGCCACACTATGTCAGTGGCTAACTTGTTACTTGGATCAGTAATAAGTGTTGCTCCATCATCTAAGATAGGACTAATGTACTGATCGAAATCTGCACTATATACTGATGGACAATCAAAGTCTGTAACTTGGCCATCAATATAATCAATACCATCATAACTTAATAAGAAATCTTTAACTTTAGTGTGGTACGGTTTAGATTCTTTAATATAGTCCTTTAGGTAATCTTGATTATCTTTCTGATAAACAGCATATTGCGACAAGCCACGTACTCGTTGTGTTACATCAATTAAACTTGTTTTATATAACCAATCAACATGTGGTTGTTCTGATAATATATAGTTGAATACACTCATAAGTGCCTTGCTACGTTCAACTGATAAATCATCTATTAGCAATTCTTCGTTAATTGATTTGATAATCTGACGCAATTCAATAACTGGTTCTTCATCTAAGTTTTGTGCGTCAAAGACCTCAACGTCCCAGCCGTAACGACCAACTGAATAATCCCACAGTCTTTCTTCAAATTGGATAGTACCATTTTCAAGGCCCACTCTATTCCAATTACCATCGATGTATCGGTGTATTTCCCAATTACCAACGCTGTTATTAACTACCCTTGCAATGGCATTGTTTTCGATGCCATTTAATGTAGACAATTCAGTAAACGCATTGACAACATAATCTATTTTAGTTAACGGGTCAAATCCCTCTGCATACCAGTGTTCAAGATTCCAGAAACGCTTGGTGTCGTAACTTTGTACACGTTTTAATTGTAATGTTTTTTCTGGAGTGACTTCGTATGTGGTCCACAAGCCATTGCTGGTATCGTCAGATTCTACTAGGTAAGTAAATCCTGCTGGAATGGTTGCTAAGTCCTGGAATGACAATTCTTCATTATTAGAAACACTCTGGTCCCACTCGCCTGACGCTAAGGTTGGCGTTGGTTCTTCGCTGTTAAGCAATGTATACGGTTGTGATTCTGCAATAGTATGTTGACTAAGTATAGTGTTTACTTTCTTCATGTAAGTTGTTAATGCTGCAAATTTATCAACAAACATTGACTTACGTGGACGGAAGTCAATGCCGAATCTGTCAGCAAAACTTAATCCCACGTCAGGAACCAAATTACCTAGTGTGTCAACTCCGCAGAAACTATCTTGTAACTTCTTATACAGGCCATCTGACAAGAAATCAATTGGATGATTTTCACGGAATAAGTCGTACTCAACGAACACGTTACTATCATTCTTAATCTTGTCATATTCAACATATAAAACAGTATCATTGTTTTGAATAATATCTTTGCAATTATATAAACCAATTATGTTTGGTGCTATAATAGCCGCATACGATATACCTGAACTAGCTGGTGATTCAATGTACGATGCAATTGCACTCGCACTTAATGTCTTTTCTGAATTAACACTAATTGTTTCAACACCGTTAACCCAATAATAGTAAGTATTTTTGATTGTGCCTGCATTATTAATGTTAGAAATTGTAATAAATTTAGTTGTATCTAATACTATTCCAGAGCCAGCATATTCAGCTGGTGGAACAGTACTTTCAATCCATTGATATACATCGATTGAGCTACCGTTAAATACTTTACCCCATAATTTGCTGGCTTGCTTCGCATCGCCAATATTATAATCCATGAAACGAACAGCCGTAACGTCCCACCAAATTCTACCAACTTGATTACTACCCCAAAGCAGTCCTACGCTTGTATCGGCGTACACTGCTGGATCATACACTGTAGTAAAATCAATATTTTGATTTGCTGCGCCAAGTATCTTTCCACTGAGTGGATCAATATAATCTAAGTATCGCGACACATTCATTGTATCAGTACTGTAAATGTATATTGAATTAATTAAGTCAACATCGACTGTATCATGCTGGGCACTTAGTACTTGCCAGCTAAGTGAATTAGTTGCATTGCCAAATATAACAATACGTCCAATGCCTGAATTATGATCAGTTGAGCTAACAACTAGCAAACCATCAACTAAATTAACTGCGGTGCCAAAGCTGTCGCCTGCGGCAATATCATTATTGTCAACAATCTGTTGTCCGAATGCTAATTTGCCGCCAGTAAATACGTCGCCATCATTTAATAAATCATATGAATAAACAATGCCGCTACCGTATACGTTAGATGCATTATCCATTGTTATTACAGTCGAATCAAACGTTGTATCTTGATCAACTGGTGTTGCGATAGTTATAGCATCGCCATTTACAGCGCCAACTATTAATTGATTTAAATTAAAGTCAATGTGCAACGAACTACCAAAGTTTTGTGCTTGTGTAGTTTCTGTTGGACTTGTAATAGTCTGTCCAATGTAATACGATTCTAGTCCTAAGTCTGCTAACGATACAATCTCGCCCGGCAATACATCTAGCTTATTAGCAAGTGATTGAATCTGTTTGTTAATCAATTCAATCGTTACCATGCCGTTCTTGGCTGACGCAGTAACATTTGGAATTGTCACTGCATTAATAGCATCTGCAATTTCTGTCGATGAACTCTGAGCAGTGCCTGTTCCGGCGGCAATATTGCCATTTGATGTAAATGTTGTGCCTGGGTTGCTATCTTCTGCACCAAGCAATGTAAAGTCTGTTGTACCTGCTGTAACAATAGTATAAGTTATTCCTGCAACAATATCTTCTGATAATATTATACTAGTTGCAGATAATGGAATTTCAATATTATCTATACGAATAGAACTACCAGCTAGTATCATTGGATTTTGTGTAGTGCTTGTAATATATCCAAACATGCGTGAACTATTAATATAACGTGTAACGCTGCCCTGACCATCTAAGTCATTTTCAGCGCCAAAGTAAACTGAACATTTTGATTTACAAATAGTTACAGCGTTACCGAATGTTGCGCCAACTGCTGGTGTCTCTGCTGCGACCTCTTGTATTAATTTAAACTCAGTGGTGTCAATATCTAAGAAGTCACCAACTTTAATAGTGCCTGCGTTAAGCAATGTTAAATCGTTACCTACAATGCTATAGTCGGGCGCGGCATTAAATCCTGACTTAGATAATTGTGTAGTATTATTAAACGCAGATCCAGTTGGCGTTCTAATAGATGAGTATGTTAAATCATTTGCATCACTTATCACATGACGCTCAACAACCCTATCAACAATGTATGCGTTACCAGTATCTGTATCAGTACCAGGCGCAGTAATAACAATATGACTACCATTTTCGGTTATGTCAATCTCAGCGCCAAATTGGTCGCTGGCGGATAATGTAATACCATCAATGCTATCATCAATTGTATTAACAAATCTAAATGTTGTTGCTAGACTGATTGCAATGTTATCAGTGCCAACTGGTGTCACAGATGTAAATGTTACATCAGTTCCATCAAACGTATAGTCAACTACCGGACGTTGTATTACTCCGTTAATCTTAACAACAATAGAATCTATTACACTACGCGCATATAAATTAGCTGCCGAAAATGGTCCGGTAGTTCCATCGCCATCGTGCGTCACCCAGTTCTTTCGTACAATAATAACCTCGGCACCTGCATCTGGTAATGTATCTAATATAATGTCGTCACCTACTAGGGTATAATCACCTAGTAAACCATCTGGTAATAATGTACCATCGATTGTTACGTTGACTTGATCAGCGGTGGCAACTATAATATCATCTGATATTTTAAATACTGTTGTTGCACCATCTGCTATGTGTGAAACTTGTTGTATTTCATATTCTGTTTTCTGATATGCGTGAACTTTGTTGTTATCTGGTTCCCCAACAAGTATCCAATTCTCATCTCTGCTCATTGCAATACTTGAACCAAAACTGTCGCCTGCACCTGCTGATATAGATGGGCTAACAAGTATCTGCGTTTCGAGAATTAGATCTAATTGTTTGTTTCTACTAACTATTGCAACAAGACCCGGAGTAGTTGCATCGCCTGGTGCTGCAATCGCGCCCCATGATTCTATTAATGCTACATCATTACCATAACGTAACACGTCTGGATGACCGTTTAGCGTTAATGTTAGTTTCCAAAAATAATCGCTGGCGCCAACCTTATTGAATAAGTGTACAATACCATTGGCGTTTGCAGGATCTCCTACTAGTAATCCAGCATCTGCGTATCCTTGTGATATGCTTTGTCCAAACTCTGTTGTTGAATTAGTTGGGTTAATCTTCGAGTTGCTTAATGCAAATGGTCTTGTTTTCTTGTATGTTACAGGGTGATGTCCTTCTGACCCAACCCAAACTGTTTCAGATGTGTGAATGTTGTTATCAAAAACAGAACCTGCAATATCACTTGGCACGCCAACACGGGCTGATGAAAAGTGTAGCAATGTTCCGCTGCCATCTAGTATACACGTTTGATTCTTTGCAAGTTCGCCTGCTATTACAATGTTAATCGAATCGGATATATCTAATACCTTGTGAGTACCGTCAACTAATTCATCAAATTCATTAATAACAATAGTCTCACCAACGTTTAGATTGTGTGGAATATCAGTTACAACCGTTAACGTTCCATCAAGATTATCGTTAACATCAATTACAGTTGGCTCTAATCTAATAGCACGATATACGTTCCAGTCAGTTTCAGTATCTCTCGCTACCCATATTAAGTTACCTTCAACAATGTCAGTGGCAACATCTATATCTGCTATATCAAAAACAGCAAGGTCCACGTCATCTAGATTTACAGCCCCGGCAGTCGGTAGTGCGGTATCTAAGTTTGTATCATGCCTAATAGGAAATATATTTTTATTTGTGTTCTTTTCACTTTGCTTATAAATGTCAGCAACTGGAATCAACAAATCACTAAGTGACTCGTCTGATAACGAATCAACAATTTCTACAAGACTTGGGTTTGTTGTAAGAACGTCTTCATCAAGTTGTAATTCAATGTACGAGCGGCTACTAGTAGCACCATAACTGGCACGTTTGATCGCCCAGTTTTCAAAGATATTATAATCAACCAATTCGTTGTTTAGCTCTGCATTTTTAAATAAGTTTAAGCTATCAACTGTACCCTTGTTCTCGATCATATCGCTGTAGATATTAATTTGACTAATATCATCTAAGTCTAATGAACGCAAGTAATCTCTAGAACGGAAACCAGTTAAACCAAATGCCATTAAATCAACATCGTTTTCTAAGTTTGCAGTTTTATTATTATAGTAATCAAGCATCTGATCTGACTTTGTTGCCAAGTTAGGCAATAGACCTTTGTTGATGCTACTGTAGTCTGTTTTTACCCATTGCCCGTAGTCAAATGTTTCCGACGGTTGTACTTTTTCCGACGCGCTCCAGTACGAGTTCTTAAACTTAACAATATCGCCTTTGTTATAGGTGCTTACCTGCACCCAAGACTGAACGTTGTCTTCGTTATATAAGAAGCCTTGTGCATCTAGCTGGCCGTTCCATTCAAATGTTGTGAAGCCAGAAAGTTTAACACGATCTTGTCTAACACTTGTAACTGGATCATAAATCAGATCGTTAAATATGCTGGTGTTGTCTAGTATCAATAAATGTTCGAAACTAGTTAAGTTGAATTTTAAGTAACTAATAATGTTGTCATCAATCATTCTGATCTTAAAGTTATTGTCGATACGATCAACTACGTAATCACTAATATCTAGCGGTTCTCTATTTTGGTTTAGTGGTTGCTCAGTTAGTTCTAAGTTATTTAAATCATCAACAATGTGCAACTCGCGTTCAAATTCTAATTCAGTAGCTGCTGGGTTAAGGTTAACTATGCTGCCAACAGCCCAGCCCTGGTCTGCCCAGTACAAGAACTCTTGTACCATCTGCGTCCAATTAACTAATTGTGAATCGTCAACTAAGTTGAACTTCAATCCTGCGCGTATTAAGTATTCGTTGTAACTTACAATAAATTCGCTAACCGCTTGTTTGCTAGTAAACACATGACCATATGGAATATATTCTACAGTGTCCTTAAAGTCTTTTGGAACTCTGACAGATGAAGATGTATTATCATCCCTGCCAACCTTAATGTTATCAAATAGACCGGTGTCAACTGAAGTTTGTGTTTTGAAATAAGGGTCTGTAAAACTGTTACCAGTTACTGCATAGCCATCGGATACCTTCTGTACAATAATTGATGAGTATATAATTTCATCAAGTGGTTGGCTCTTATACAATAATAATTTGTAGCTTTCGTCTGGCAATAATAAGCTATTATTTGTGCTATCTGGACTACTCTTATCTGTAAAGATTCTTAAATTGTTTTTATCTGTAAACGATGCCATGTGGTGGCATAAGTTTACGTCAAGTTTTGATAAATCCATTTTAAGTTTATCAAGACTTTCATATCCAAAGTGTTTGTTGTAATCAATTACCCAGTTTATATAGCTATGTTTAACTGTATTTTCATCTAATAATTCAATGTTACGTACATCAATCCTACTACGACCATCATATAGATATTGCTCTGAGGTTGTATCATAAACGTAACGGTCTCGATCCGACATTTGTGCAAAGTATTCAGCTGGTTTAGTCAATGAGTATAACGTTTGCATTGCAAATGGCCATGCACTTGACTTTCTCCATGCCGCTTCAGCCGGTGCAACATCGCTTGCCTTCCATGACTTCCTAAAATCGTAAGCTGAATAACCTGCTATAACAGAAGCAAGGGGCATTACTAAGTTGCCTTCACCGTCTACTGGTAAAATTGATGTTAGTCCTGGACGTTTGTATTTTTCAACTACACGTTCGTTGCCTGGTTCTTTAATTAATCCAGCTTCCATGTCATCCCATAACACTAAGTTACCACTTGTGTATGGACCCGGGCCATAACGCAGTACCCACCACACAGGGCGCTCGGCTAAGCCAACCATTTCCCATGGACGGGCATGTGGTGCGTCTGTGTCGTAATAGTCAATGTAAATTCCGCGCCAGTTACCTTTTGTAATTGTAGCATTGGTTAGTTTATCGGTTGAAGAACTATAGTTCCATGTCTTTTCTTCTGCTTGATTATAATCTTGTTTTTTGTAATCAATTCTGTTCCAGCCCAACCAAGACAATAGGCTAGGTGAAAGTATCTCAAGAATTTCTTGATCCGTATAATCTGTTTCTCGAAACGCACCAGGAATAATATCTGATGGTTCGATTGGTATCAAGTCATTTACTTTAATGTTGTTATAAACACGTTTCTCAAATTCTAGTAATACCTCGTCGCGGATATCGCCGTGTGCTACAACAATACTACCGTCGTGGCCACGAACAACATCAACAGGTGTAGCATAGGTATCATCTGTAAATATCATTGGTTTGTATTTTGGAAACAATCCCAACTTAGTTGGTGTACTCGGTACTGTCGTGCCGAGTGTTGTACTATATTCATTAATTATTATGACATCATCTGGGACAAGGTCAAGTAATACTGTAATACGTGGGCCATCTGTTGCCACAGTATAATCAATATCCTTTATTAATAGTGTATTATTGTAGTATACTAACAATGCTTGAGTATTGGCATTTAAGAAATCGTATGTATTAAGAGTGGTGAACGTTCCTGTACTAATTGCTGTTACCACATATTCAGTACTTTCGTAGTCTGATCCCGATGGTAACATATCACTCCAATAAAATGCACTATTGATATTCTTGCTAGTGTTAATATCTTTAATTGCAGCATCAAGTATCTCGCCCGGTGACATTTCAAATACATCGTGCTTCTCAACCCAATCAATTATCTGGTTCTTAAACTTCTCGTATTGGCGTGAGGCAAAAGTAACTGAACTAAAAAAGTTGTATTCTTTAAATCGCATAAACATAGCCGCTAGTGCAACCGGTGATGATTGTTGTATAATAAAGTTACCGTACTTGCTTATGTCGCCTAGGTCACGTAAATTGTTTGCACCATTAATGATGCCTTGAACTTCTGGTATGTTTTGTGCTAAGTTGTTATAGTGATTACGAACCGTACCAAGTGTTAATAACGATGTATTTTCATTGAACATATTACTTGATAGATTAGTTGGAATCTCATAGTAAGCAGTTTCGCTTATGTCGTCGCTAATTGCTTTGATCTGCAACTCTGCATCTGCTGGAATAGTATTAAGGAATGTAATAACATTATCAGTTACTGTATATTCGTCTGGAGCAACAAAGGTACCATTGGCAGTGATCCTTACTGACGGAATTAATAAGTCAGTAACTGGAACAATATCCAATGTTATTGGTTCACCGGTATAAACAGCATCAAATACCTGGGCTTGACGCGAATCCTCAATTGATTTAATCCACCCAATTTCGTTTGTGTATTCGTAACGAGTATAATATTTTCTAGCAAAGCCATCGCTTATTGGGCTATTGTCATTAGACACGTTATCCAATACATACAAGAACGTGTCTGTGTACAGATTGTTCTCAAATACTATATCGCCTAAATTGTCGATGTTCAAGTACCTTAGCGGGAAGCCAAGTACCGCATCGTTCAACCCTGTACCTTCAGCATAACTGAATAATTTAGTGCCTGCAAAAGTAGTACTTGGATAAGAACTAAAATCACCAAACGAAATGCCATCAGCATCAAATATATCAAATAATGGTGCTTGGTTAACAGACGCTTTATCTTGTGACTCGACCCACTGTGAACCATTATATGTAAACACTGTGCCTTGTTGTGTAAGTCCATTTAGTACTGTAACTATATCATTTTCTTCGCTATCACTATCCTCTGCTAATACTAAGTTTAATGTTTCGATTCCGTTGTCATTAACGTCAATTAATTCAACTGTATAAATTTTGTCGCTGACTGTTGGGTCTGAATCGTTGGCAAATATAATACGTGTGCCGCTGGCTAACTGGTACCCATCAACTATATAACCTAGCGATCCGTTAACATCTGACAATGCGTCAGTTACAACAAAGTCGATAATATCAATAAGTTGCTTGCCGTACGTACCATAATTAAATAAGCGCAAGTCTGCATCAAATTCAATAATTGGTCGCGATGCTCTGTTGTCATTATCAAGGTCTACTACAGTTTGATTATATTCTGCTGTGGCTGTAATAACGTCGATATGGAACCATCTGTTGCTTCTAGACCATGCGTTTTTATCTAGGCTAGACCTGTTAATAGTAATGTAATCTAAGTCAGTTGGTGCATTTAGAGTTCCGTCTACTGCATCTGTATCCCATGGACCTATATCCCACGGAGTTGTAAAACTCGTAGCATACGTTTCTGGTACTTTTAAGTCGGCTATTAATACCAATCGAATAGATGTACCAACCCCTTCTACGTAGTATTCATTATCTGAATACTCCGCGGGTGTTATTTCTCCACGGAACTGTACCTTTAACCCGTTAGTAAATGTTACACCATTTGGACTTGTGTATGTTGGTCTACCAACTATACTAGATATATCTAGTGTTGCAGCTGATTCATTATCAACTACATTAATAACGCCAAATCGATTTGGATTAGTTGCGTCTTGATAATATAACGTATCAAGCGATGCTGTTTCAAGTGGCACTTGTTCGAAATATCCATCTGAATCTTTAAAGATACTTACGTTACTATATAAATCACCGTACAATATTGTGAACCTTTCAAAAATAGTAATTGATTGATGTGGAATTAATCTAATATAAATGTCACCAAGTACATCTTCGAGAAAAATTCTAAAAATTTGGTATCTGTCTGCTTGATTAGTTAACGGTAACCCATCATTGACCCAACCTAAGTCGACTGCGTCGCCAGGTGTATCATCTAAGAAAATAATAGTCTTGTTATCAATATTCTGTATGCCGGCAATGTCACTTACATCATCAAGTAATTGATCGGCAATTGAATCCATGCGCTGGTCTGTTGCTAAATCAACATTACCTATGTCTACTAAATCATGATAAAAACTCTGTGCATCACTAACAGGAACATTAAATTGAATTGTTCCATCGTCATCGCCGTTGTTTGAAACTCCAACGATTTCTCTACTGCTTATATTACTTGCCCACGGCACAGTGCCTTCAACGCCCGGGTGTGTTTGAATATAGAAAGGGCTGCCAGATTGATTAACATTAAAATTATATGAGCCGCCACGTAATACTGTAATTACAGGATTTTCAATATTGAATCCTTCAATTGAGAATGTGTTTGCATTTGCAGTAATGTCAAAGTCGTTTGTTAATAAAACGCTAGATGCTGCAACGTTAACACTGTCTGGACCGTCAGGTAACCAAAAGTATTGACTATAGTTTACAAACTTATCAAATTCAATAAATGGTGACCAGCTGTACGTTTCTGAACTGAATAAGCGATCATGATTTTCTACGTTAGCACCTTTAGTAGCAAGACCATCTAAGAGCCCCATGTATGTTAAAGCGTCAACAATATCACCGTTTTCGTCTTTGAATATAACACCAGGTTCAAGCTGATAATTAGTTCTTCTATCTGTTGGTTCGTCAATATAACCGTCGGTTGCTAACTTACCCGGAGCATTCACTCGGCCAATATAACCTTGAGTTTGTTTTAACTTTGGTTCTTGGATCAATTGATCAAGAGTTGAGTTTAGAAACTTTCTGTTAGTTTGTGTCTGAAAGATTTCTGGTAGAAAATCTACACTGCGAATTCTTGCCATTTATTAACCTGCCTTGTTCTGTAAGTTACTTGCTGTAAGCGCATCGATTATAGTTACATCATCTACTGTCGCTGCACTTGTAAATATTTCAAATGGTGCTGATTTAATTTCGTATAAACTACCAAAAGACTTACTTGGGTCTTTTGATATAATAACAACCGAGCCCAGTACATCACCTAATTGTGAATGTAAGTATGCAGCTAATTCTGAGAAGTAAAATGTATCACCAAAGTCCCAGTTACCAATATCAAAGTATGTATTAATAGCTGATATTACCTTGCTCTTAATTTCGCTATCACTAGTTGTAGTGTTAGCTAGTTTAACCACTTTAATATAAGACTGCAATTGAGCATCTGCTTTTACTCCAAACAATGGCTTAAACTTAACACTGTTTAAAACCATGTTATCACTAAGCATTTTGCTTTCTTGTAAATCTTCGTACTGCACAGATAACTCGTCTGTTGTTGGTACTGCTGGTTCAGCAATTGAACCAGTAACATCTTGAATGTATCTTAAATGTGCTTCATAGTAATTTGATGTTACAAGATATACATCAATAATATTTGTCACACTTGGATTAATGCGTCTAGTCTCTGGACTGTTATGTCTGTACTGAAAGTGTAAATTGTCACGACCAATTTTAGCATCATAGTCAAAACGTTCTGTTAATTCTCTAATAGTCGAGTTTTCAACTTGCAATTCAAAGAACTTGTCTTCTGCGGTTGCATAAAATATTTGACCATTCACATGTTCTGTTTTAACTAATGAAATAGCAATCTCTGTTTCGTATTCATCGTTTACACTATCCGATGATACAGGTAAGAACCTTTCTAAATTGTCAAAATCAACTGTTGACTGGAAGTAAACATTTTTGTTTAAATTAAGTCCCGACTCGTCAACTATTAGCTTAAAGTAATCAGGATTGTCTGCAATGCCATCATTGTCAAAGTCTGTAAAGCTAATTTCTACATTGTAATCGTTTACGTACCCATCTGACTCAACACTTTGGTCGATGATGTCCATAATTACATCGTCGGACATTGGATTATTTGATCCATCCGGCTTGCTGTTTACTTTTAACACTTTAATGAAATCATTAACAACTTGCCCCGACCTTGGATCAAATATCTTTTGACTGTTATCATAAAAGAATCTTGTTTCAACTATACTTGAAAAGAAATAGTTCAATGCTCTTCCAGAGACAGTATAACCTGCAGGTGTTGAAATAAACCTAACCATCCAACTCTCATCCAATTCAGCATTTGCAGTTGATTGGGCATTTGACAGACTGAAGCCATCATTCTTATTAAGATTTGCTTCGGTAATAACGTACCACGTATTAAGTATATGATCAAACCCAATTCCAAACGGACGTAATAATTCTACTTGTGTTAACATTTCTTGTTCAATTGCAACTGGTAAGTCTGAATTAAACAATGGTATAATTTCTTCTGCTTCTGCACCTGTCGGAACAAAATTAGTTAATTTAACTGGACCAACTGCATCACCCGGCGCTGCTGAGCCGCCAAATGTACCTTCGTTTTCAACACTTGTAATTGTAGTCCATATTTCAATTTTATCGCCTGCGGATAATGCTGAGCCTGGCGCCAATCTATTGTGTTTGTCGAAGTGTTGTCCTTCAGGAGCAACAAATTTAACTAAAGCCTGCGGCAACAGGTACTGTCTGTTGTCATTAACAAATGGACCAATTGCTAGTGCATTGCCTTCTGAATTTTTAAAATACCCAGACGTCTCGTTTGTTATTGTTGTGTTCTGTTGCCAACTTATACGTGTAACTCCACTAGCTGGCGGTAGTGTAACACGGTTAAAGTTTTCATAGTAAAACTGTATTGTAGCACGTTCACCTAATAATGGCTCAACTTGATTTCTAAAGACTGAGTCGATATCATTTTTATCATTGAATGTAAAGTTAAATGATTTTAGATTAGTGTCTTTATAAATTAAGCCATCACTAGCGTATGCATTAATGCTTGAATATTTGCCGGTTGGGTCGACTAAGTCTAAGTAACGACTCGCGCCAATGTTTGTTCTGTTAATTGCTTTACTTTTTGTAATGCTACTGTGAGCTGTATAAGGGAAGTTATTATAGTCTTCGCCATTAACCATTCTGTTTTGTGTGTAAAAACGCGCTGGCGCTCTACGCTTGATATCAGCAATTGTTTCTTGCTCTTTTGCATTTGAAACAGGTTGTGTTAATCCGATAGTAAGAGTAAGTGTTTCGTCACGTCCGGCTTTGCTAATGTAACTTATGTTAACATCAATATTTTGAATTTCTTCTGGATTAATAATATATTCTAAGCCGTTGCTTTCGCGTATGTAAGAACGGAAATCACCTACAGGTATATCACTAAAGACGCCATCGCCAAAGTTAAATGTAACTTGATCGTCTACTCTACTCGTAACACTAAAAAACTTACGATCATCAACCGCTAGTTGTGTATTATTCGAAGTATATACGTTGCCGACTTCCGTCCATTCTTCAATGCCGGTGTTGTTAGTTGTATCAGTTTTAAATAACCAAACATCATCATTGTTAATACCCGGAACATCAATATCAACTGTTCTGTTTGCGATACGCTCACTTAAAGTAAAATCTTGTGTGCGGAGTGCTCCTTGTTTAAAGTAGAAAAAGTATCCCGTGTTTGGACTTGCAAATCCCTGGTTATCATTTCTGTATAATACGTTAAGCTGGGCATTTGCACTTGGTGCTGGCTCGTAAATGCTATCACGGCCGATTGATGTTCCATTAACAATTTCAAAGTCCATTACAAACCCATCAACCGTTGCTGAAAATGGTACGACTGGCAAGAAGCCATCTACCATGTTAATTTCGTATTCGTCTGTTCTAATACCAACAATATTTGCTGTACGACCAGGTTGTCCAATTTTTTGAGAATCAATTAATGCCGCATTTATAACAGTTGAAAATTGTTCCTGCCAATCATCGTTTGTTTTATCGTTCCAGCGAATAGCAATATTACCAAGATTGTTCCTATTATAGTCGGTGATGTTTTCTGTAGTTGAAGCAGCTAGTACTTTTAAGTATCCGCGGCCGGCTTCGTTGCGTTTTGGAGTGTATCCAACTAACGAAGCAAGATTGTTAACACTATCGCGTCTTTCAGCAGTGTCTAAGAAGTTTTCACGTGTGTTTAAATCATTGCGGAATGCTAATGATTGTCCCATAAATGCCATTAAATCAAGCAATGCGATGTATTCTGAACTTTCAGTGTAATCGTTAAACGTTTCTGGATGGTGTTGACGTAAGTAATCTACGAATGTCTTACGAATTGTTTCAAAGTTATAACTTTGAAGGTCAGCTTCTTCGTAAGTCTTGTATATACGCTTCCAATCTTCAGTTCCGAATATTGCCGTTTGTCTAGAGGTCTTTGCCATATTATAATTCTCTTTAAATGTTTCGTATATTTATGGAGAAGTATAAACGGCGTACTTTAAGAGTTAAGCAATTGTGGCTGTTTGTGTATCCTGTAGGAAGGTTATGAAGAATTCTTCTGCACTCTGTGCCGGTAAAAGACTTACTGACACATGTACGCTAATAGTGTTAACCGCGCTTGTAATTACAATATCGTGTAAATCTATACGCAAATCTAAAGCTATGATACGACGTATCTCATTTTCTATCTTATTAGTTGTTAGTGAATCGTTTGGATCAAACAGATAATCCCAAACTCTAGTGCCAACCTCCGGACGGCCCGGCAATGTTCCAGCACGAATTAATAACGCATTAAGTAAATCGCGCTTAATAAGATCACGATCTGTCATTGTGAATTTTTTATTTTTGTCTATGGTGCTAAAACCTTTAAAATTTAGCATGATGAATAATCTCCTGGACCTAACGGCAACTTCTTAGTTGCATCCGTTACGGCGTTTAAAACATCTGCTGGATCACTTAGATCGGCTAACAGACTCTGTGCTGTGGCTCCTATGCCGGCAACGCCTAATACAGATAACGAATCTGTTACACCTGCGGCTATGTCAGACGCCTTAGGAATACGAACACTTCCTATTAGTTTATCAACATTATCGAAAATATCAGCTGTGTCAATAGTGTCTGCTGCAAGTTCTGGTAAACTAACAACTGCTCGGCCAAGTCCTTTTAATTTACCTAATATGTCTGCTTGTTTAGCAACGGCTAACACTGCGCCAAATGCAGCCAGCCCGCCCAGCTTGTCCATTGCTGAATTTAATAAATCAGATATGGTGCCGGCAAGTTTACCTTTAATATCCGATATTGAAAACTTTGCAGCCATGCCAGCAAGGGCAGCCAATTCGCTTACTGATTCAAGGCCAGTTATAACCCCCTGGGATCGCATGTCGCACATGTTCTTTGATACTACTTCGTTTATCAGCTCTTGTTGCAAAGCTTCGTTTGCTAATATATTGTCAACATTATTTACACCGTGTTTACCTGTAAATACTGACGGATCAGACAGAATTGCAGCAAGGTCTGCTGGATCAATTGATGCGCCAAGGCCTTTCTTAACAACACCCGTTTTTTGTAAATCTTGAAGACTTAATCCGTACGAGCCTAAACCTTTTTCACTAATTACATCTGACGCTTGGTCTACGCTTTTTAGTATACCGGTTAATACGCCAGCAGTCTCGTCAAATGATAAACCCAGTACTGGGGTAATTACACTCGGCTTTGCTAATTCTGCAACTAGATCTTTAATTTCAATTTCACAAGTCATAAATCACCTTACGATTTGTCAAACGGTTTAACGTCTGAGATTCCTTTGTTGTGTGCATCCCACGGTTCGTGTGTTGGTGCGCGGGTAACAATACTCTTAAACTTATCTGGAACTAACTTCCAACCTTCAATATCGTTTTTAGTTGCGTCTGGGAAACTAACAAGCGGTATCGCAGTTGGTATTGTTACTGATGCAGCGCCACCATCGTTTAATCCAATTGTTGATCCTTTAATTTCTGTGTGACCACCTGACTTGAATGATGCTGAACCGCCTGCGTCTGTTGCTATTGTACCATCACTCTTAATGCCAAGTTTAGTCTTGCTATATGCTGTTAAACTCTTTAATCCAGTTAAATCTAACGCATCGTCGGATTCAATTGCAATTCTTTTCTTGCCGTGTAAATTAACACTTCCAAGCGCATCAATGTTAACATTCGTATCAGCATGTATATTAACTTCACCGCCGCTTCGCATGTTAATACTATTTGCAGCATACATATCAATTGTGCCTTCAGCACCTAATTCCCACCACGAGTTACCGTTAGCATGTACTATGTATATAGACCTACCGTCGTCTGTCATTGTAATTTGATGGCCGTGTGATGTACGAATACGCACTAAATTGTTGTCGCCGTTGACATCGCCGTCATCCATAACAAATGTATGGCCGCCGCGTCTACCTACTATGCTGGTATCTGTTACTGCACCAGACTCAACTAAGTCTTTTACTTCGTGGTCGAACATGCCTGCCGTATATATTGGGCGACCTGGTGTGCTGATGCCATAAACATAACTTGGGCTTTCTCTCTGAGCACTTGATGATATAGGGCCGCGAAACGGATCTATTATAATACCTTGCTGCCACATTTGGCTTGCCACTACTGAGTGGATTGGTTTAGGTATTTTGCCGAACTCGCCGTCATCCATCGATGCTCGTTGCTTATCCATTTCAACTACTGGTTTTCGTGCTGCATGAGCAAACTTTTCTTCTTGAGCGGGGTTATCGTTAAAGTGGACATCTTCCTTAGCACCAATAGCTGGAACCATTTGATTCATTTGTGGTTCTGGAATAAAGCCTATGTAATAACACTTATCGCGTTCACCATTTGAGAAAACAACAAGGACCTTAACTCCTGTGTCTGGTACTGTCGCCCACAGTCCGTACGAATGAGCATTACCATCTTCCCACCGCGGAGATGGGGTGTCGATTTTTTTAACATTTGTTATACCGTAGTACGGTGAAAGGTAACGCGCCGTGGTCCACGATGATGGTTCGTGCTTAGAGTTTTCATCGCCAAATGCGCTGATCCATACTTCGATTCGTCCACTATGTGTAGGATCTACCGTACACATAATTTCTGCTTCAAACGGACCTGAATAGCCAACAACGCCTCCACGATCCTGTCGGAAGCTCTTACCTACTCGTGACCCACCTATGTAATCTTCTTCAGCCATTATAAACTACCCTTGTTAGTATCGTCAGGTTTCTTTCCTGTTATACATTCTTCTGGTATGAATACCAGAGTGCCTAAAATTTGTTGTGTAAATTTACCATCGTTAAATTGTGTTGTAATCGTGTTTGCCCTATAAAGAAAACTATATTGAGATACACCACTTTCATTAGCAGTTATATCTCTGCCTAGATTCTTTGCGGTTACGTCAGCCAGGCCAGTTTCAAGATTATAATCAACTACTGTATTAAAGTTTACTGCAAAAAATACTTCTGCTATGTCGTAGTTAATTGACCCGTCTGCTAGTATTGGATCGCTTGGCGTAGTAGATGCTGCATAAAATAATTCGCTCTGCGATAACCAATCAGGGTCGCCAAGAATGTCTATTTTTACGTTAGCAATATCTTGTGGAGCATATAATACACTAGCAGCGTTGGCACCTTGTTCCGTACCCATGTTCTCGCTATGTGCATTAGATTCTGTAGAGTTGGCACGTGGTGCAAGCATCGCCCTTAAGTTATTTTGTCTTTTAGTATCCTTAGAAGGATCAACTATATGTTTAGGACTAAATGATGTATAATAAAATGTATTAAACTCTTGACTAAAATCTAGTACTTCTGTGTTCTTTCCTGTAAACCAAAAATCATATTCTTTATGTACTTTAAAACAATCGGCGCTATTAAAGTCAACTGTTTCAACAGTTTTAACTTCGTATGCTGTTACATAATATGTAATATCGTATGCCCACTGCTGACGTATTTCGTCAAAGTCTATTATTTTAATCGTGTTGCGTATCTTATACCATTTAAGCGGTTGATCTGATTTTGGTTTGTGCTTAGTTGTTCCATCCTTATTTTCTTCATTGACTTTCTTATACTGATCCGAAACATACGTACTAGATCTAACCGCTAGGTCTATAAATTTCATAATCTTCATACCTGCATTAGTAGCATAAGTTTGAACACCATTAATCGATTGTGCGCTGCCAGACGAATATTTAGATATGTCTGTTGCTGTGGCACCGCCTGCCGTACCACTCTTTTGAATTACTTTTGTGCCCGGTGCGGCCACTTTCGCATCTTTTAATTTGATACCATCTTCAAACTTAATTGAATATTTGTTTGCTATTTTAATTTTCTTGTCTGTTACTAATTTTTGCTGATGCTTATTAAGGGCGTCCATTAAACCACTGTTAACAATACCTTTAACTGGCTTCTTTTCTGTGCCGTCTAGTAGGTCGGATAATTTCTGGCCTTGCAGTCCAACACTAAAAGGTATCGTACCGTGAATCTGGCCCTGTCCTATTTGTGTTTGTGGGCAAACACACTCACATGCATAAACTACCTTTGACGTTTCGACCCTAAACTTAATAGATTTAATCATTATAGGCACCCATTTTTCAATGTACGAATTAGTGTCGGAGCCATCGTCAAACTTTCCGTTTAGGACTTGTTTGCCATTTTTATCATATCCATAAAAGCGTATGACTATTAAGTATATCTGGTTGATTGGATTAAAGTTTTTATATTTTGAATTATATTTGGTTGATGCTTTATATAAGCGATCCATGAACGATAAGCCCATTGGTTCAGTAACTGTAAAGTTTAGTTCAAAACTATTGTGTGGGCCACCTGTTGCTGTACCTGCTATTAAACTCTGTAGCTGTATGTCGTTTAAGTAAAAGTCGCGAGTGAAGAATTCGTTACGCTTTGCGCCAAAGTTGCCTTCAGCTTTATCACTTATGCCGCCACTTTGAACTAACAACTCCATACCTTTAACATCTTTATTGCCAGTCTCTAGCATCTCCGTGTATTTCTCTGGTGATTGCAAATACATCGAAATACCATACGTCATGTTATTAAACGCACGGAAAGGGTTTGGAATTGGGCCAGTTAGTTTTGTCATTAGAAACCTAGTACATCTCGCAGGGTATCAATGGTAGGTACCCTTATTAAAGTACCTACACTAAAATCAATTAATGGATTCTTTAAGCGGTCTGGATTCCGTTGTGCAAATACCCACCACAGTTCTGAATCGTCGTATAAATCAAATGCTAATAAGTCTGGGCGCATGTGATACGTTTGTGTAATTGTAACTTCTGCATCGCTGTCTAGCTTTGGAATTGTTCTGTTAACCATAAGATCTAAATAATGATCTCTTGTACCGGTTAATCCGTATGCACTTTTCTTTGAATATTGTACTGACATTACCAGAACCCCTTCTTAAGTAAGTCACCATTTGCATATTCCTCAAGACTAAACTCTTTACTAACTTGATCACGTGTTTGTATTGGAATCATTGTAAAGTTAATATCAATCTTAGTAGGTACATAGGTTGCTTTGTTGTATATGCTATCGCCAGTCTTATCAGACTGATTAGGATTAGCATTTGGTATTTGTTTACCCGTACCAGGTTGAAGGCCGACCGACTTGGCTCGCGCTGATTGGGTCGAAGGCGTGCCTTTTGGTGCTGCCGTTTGTGGTACATTATGTGGCTTACCGCATGGTATGTAATCAACGTCGTTGGGCAAGTTATAGTTCATCATTGTAATTGCACATGGATGATTATTAAATTGAAATTCGCCAAGCCCAGTTAAAAATACAATTGGAGGTGGCATTCCTCTTAGTGCTGTGTCTTTACCATAAAACATTTTAGTACACGATCTTAAAAAGTGTAATGAAGCTAAAAGATAGTTTGCTTCTTCTACATCATTTGCTGTGAACGTTGCTGTTAACAATATATTCTGTACTTGACTTCCTTTATAAAAATAGCCTCGATAGTTACTATGAACTAAATCATAGTTTTCGTAGTCTGCATTATACTGTACGGCGATAGTTGGTGTGTATGGGAATATAATGCCATCAGTGTCTTGCAATGGTTTTAATATTCCTGGGTTGTCGGATTTATACAAGTAGTTTGCACTAGACCCTAGGTGTAAACGTACACGCCAGTCGTTTTCGGCATTAGCCACGACTTGAGCTGCGGCAGCATCTCCTGCTCGTCTCTCAGCCAGCTCTTCGGCAGTTTCTTCGCCGTCGTCATCGTCTTCATCGTTTTCATTAAATGGATCTTCGTCTTCAGCGGCTTCGTCGGCTGCTGCGGCTGCTGGATCATCATCAGATACAATGCCATCCTCTGGCTCAATGCCATCCTCTGGATCAAATTGATCTTCAGTTAGTATTGGGGGGTCACGTGGTTCCAGGGTGGTTTTATAAGTGTATCCATCAGCTGACGTTATTACCCGTATCATACCCGACGCTGGGTCTGGCAAACGAATTTCATACGGAGTACCAGTTAATACACCATTTACCGCTGTGTTTAAATCAGCTTGAGTTATTCCGGTTATCGGCCCCCAGAATTGGCCGTCTATTACTAATAGTCCACTGGCTGGGTCTCGATGCGAAAATTCCGGGAATGTTAATGCCATAAATATCTTCCTATTCTAATGTTGTATTTATGGATACTCAATATAACCCAATATAATAAATTTAGGTTGACAAAAGACTTATATATGTTAAACTATGTACTTTATAGTAACGAGGAGATTATGGCTAAAAGAAAAAAGAACTATTTAAATAATAAGGATATGCTTAAAGAGATTCATTTAAGCAAAATATCATATTGTTCCTTCGAGGACCCAATCGAAGACAATCAACAGGACTTCATTGTAGAATCAACAGAAGCTATTTTTGGAACACAATTAGTTGAAGTTAAAAAGGCAACCGAAACAACTGACGCTGTCTTTAAAGAAAAGCCTGTACTTGAATTAGCAATGCAAGCGCGAGCAACAAGACTTTCTAAATTAGATATACCAACCGACGTAAACGATGTCGCTTTAAGCGATGTTGTATTTCGTGTTATGACTAAAGAACACATTCCGTTGGTACCGAAGAAGAAATCAAAAGCTATACTTGCTAAAGAAGCAAAGCAGGCTAAAGCAAACGCTGTATTTGACGAACTAATAGAATCTGAGGAGGGCGATCAAATATCAGTCACAGATCCAAACGTTGAACTGGTACCTATGCGGGTTAACTTCCCTCCGTTTTTCCATTATCGTCTATTAGGCGATGATACTAGTGCATTACATATTGTAGGTAAATCACACTGGAAAGGCGATGTAACTACAGGTGAGTTTAGTAAAGATCACGGTCGTACAACAGGTAACCTAGCAATGATGTATATTAAACTATGCGAACGTTACGGTACACGTAGTAACTGGCGTGGATATACTTATAATGACGAGATGCAAGGACAAGCATTATTACAGTTATCGCAGATTGGGTTACAATTTAATGAACTTAAATCACAAAACCCCTTTGCATACTACACTGCCGCAGTAACTAACAGTTTCACCCGTGTGTTAAACATTGAGAAAAAGATGCAGAACATACGTGATGATATCTTAGAAGCTAACGGACTAACACCTAGTTGGACTAGACAGTTTGCAAACGAAGGTGCTAAAGACGAACCCACATACGATTATACTGTTGGCAAGCCGGGCAAAAAGAAAACAAGCAATTCGTAACTAAGATGCTCCTAAAGGATCGGGTCCCTATTTTTTTCATTGGTGGCAACTACGGCCACTATTTGTATTGGGTATTAAATAACTTTACCACTAAAGGATTGCACAGTCACCCCAAACTTCCGTTTGGCAAAAGTGGCAACTCACACAATCAATATAGTAACGGTGACCAATCACCGTTCTGGTCTGAGATGAAGTGCTTCGAAGATCATCCTTATTACTGTCTGCATTTCAATGATCCAGGTAGTAATATAGCTGACGACGAATTAATATATGAAGTTGCTGGAGCAGTCGATAAAGTTATAGCTATAAAGTACGATCCTGCAATGCAGTTATTAACAATTAGTAACTGGATTGATAAAACGTATAACGATATACCAGATCTTATAGCTAGTGTAAAGGATACACTTGAACTAGACACACTAGATAATAATTCGTCAATTTCTGAGATTCGTGAATTACTAAGTTATAAATTATTCAACGACGGATACATACAAAGATTAACCGCTCTTGAGCTGCCTAATATTAAAGTAATTGAACTGAATAGTTTACTGTATGAATTTGAAACTGTCATATCCAATATTGTAGCATTCTTAGATACAGAACTATCATCACCAATGGAAACAATCTTAGAAAACCATAATAAAATGATGGCACTACAATCTAACATTACTAAGGATGCCTTAATCAAGAAGTTCCTTTCAGACTTTGTTAACCACGTCGATTGTAAATTACCAGATGCCTGTACATTAATTGACGAAGCATACATTCAATATTATTTACGTGAAGAACTAAATTTAGAACTAAGATGTAACGACATAGGTGATCATTTCCCCAATACTAGTAAAGAACTGTGGAGTTACACATAACCGTGAACGTAAAAGATTATATTCCAATACTATATCGTCCGGGCGAATACGGATCCTATCTCTTTTGGGTATTAAATAACTTTACCAACAGCGGAATGCGTAACAACCAGGATCTTCCATTTACAGCAACTGGAAACGCACACGATCAAGTTGGTGCTGCTGGATCATATTATGATGACTGGCTCGAATTTTTAACAACAGAAAGTGAACAACGATTCTACAGAATGCATTATCATTCTCGTGAGAAGCTAATCAATGAACAAAATGCAGTTGATAATATATCTAAAGAAGTTAATCAATTTATTATAATGCAAACATTAGAAAATAATTGGCTACTAAGATACTATAATATTATATCAAAAATCAAAAACAGATATCCGCAATTTGATAATTGTACTACGGCTGCTGGATTTCGTGAACAACTCAGTTTTAATCTATTTCAATTTGATCAGATGGTCAAAATATTAAATATTCCAAAGAACGCAATTATAATAAACATAAATGACTTGCTGTATAATTTCGAGATGGTACTAAACAATCTTATACAAGAACTTGGTATATCGTTAACAGAAGACATGGAAGTTATAATGCAAAATCATAATATCATGCTATCAAAACAAAAACACTTAGTCAAAATTCGAGATATTAATATCTTTTTAAAAAACTTTGTTAACCACAATGATTGCAAATTACTAGATGGGTGTAGTATAATAGATGAAGCGTATATTCAATATTACCTTCGCGAAGAATTACAACTCGAGTTAAGGTGCGACGACATAGGTGATCATTTCCCCAAGACAGTCAATGAACTGTGGCGATATACGTATAAAATAGGACAATAAATGAATATAAGCAATTGTATTCCAATACTCGACCAGTATAATATATACGGGACTTACTTAACTCGAGTATTAGATAGTTTTACTAACATTGAAACAGCAAGCGATGAATCTGCCGCATTGAAAATATGCTTTAAAGATTGGGTTTCGTTTTCTGAGATGATTCCTGGATCACAAAGAATGTATACTATGGATTATCAACCCCGCGCAGTGCCAGCAAATACAAATTCCGTTCATTATGTAGCAAGCAAAGTTAAACAATTTATTTTTATGCAGTATCCTTGTGAATATTGGGCATTAATAATGAATGACGTGACAAAACCCAATTCTAAAAATATTAAATTTGAAGGTGTTGATGATTTAAGCTACCGCGAACAGTATAGCTATAAAGGCTTTATTGGTATAAAAGACACAATGATGGATGTTCCTGCGAATGGAATAATAATAAACCTAGGAGATCTGTTATATGATTTTAAGACAACGTTAATTAATCTCACAAAAGATCTTGGGTTGACACTAACAGAACGCATGGACGTTATAATGCAAAATCATAACGAGATGTTATCAAAGCAGGAAAATTTAATTAAGAATCAAAACATTAATATATTTCTTAACGATTTTATTAATCACAACGACTGCGATCTTCCGCTAGACAGTAGTCTGATAGACGAAGCATACATTCAGTGGTTCCTTCGAGAAAAGCACATAGAACTACGGTGCAACGACTTTGGCGATAACTTTCCAAAGACAACAAAGGAATTATGGGAGTATGCGTATTATGCACAGGACTACATACATTGAGTGATTTATTTAAGAAGGCAATAGTATTTACAGATATACATTTTGGGTTAAAATCAAATAGTCAACAGCACAATAAGGACTGCGAAGCATTTGTAGACTGGGCTATAGAAACAGCTAAAGAACACAACTGTGAAACTGGCCTGTTCCTAGGTGATTGGCACCACCACAGGTCGTCAATTAATCTTCAAACCCTAAACTACAGTTTAAGGAGTTTAGAGAAACTTAATGATGCGTTTGATAACTTTTACTTTATTCCAGGGAATCACGATTTATACTACAGAGATAAACGCGACATACACGGCATTGAATGGGCAAAGCACTTGCCTAACATTACAATTTGCAATGACTGGTTTAAACAAGATGATGTTGCTATTGTTCCGTGGCTTGTTGGAGACGATTATAAAAAATTAACAAAGATAAAAGCCAAATACATGTTTGGACATTTTGAACTGCCGCATTTTAAAATGAATGCCTTAGTAGAGATGCCGGATCACGGCACAGTTAAGAGTGAACAAATGGCTAACGTTGAACAAGTATACAGTGGTCACTTTCACATGCGCCAGGAGCGCGGAAACATTACCTATGTTGGTAACTGTTTCCCACATAACTTTGCAGATGCTGGAGATGATCAGCGCGGCGCTATGGTACTTGAGTGGGACAAGAAGCCATCATTTCATTCGTGGCCTGATCAACCTTTATACAAAGTATTAAACCTAAGTGACCTTTTAGACAATGCTGACTCTTTACTTGGACCCAACATGTATGTTAAAGTTAACTTAGACATAGATATTAGCTACGAAGAAGCTAACTTTATTAAAGAGACTTTTATTAACAAATATAATCTCCGGGAGATTAGTTTAATACCAGTCAAAGATCAAGAATTCGAACAAGACAATAATGAGACAGTATCATTTAACAGCGTTGATACTATTATTAGCGAACAAATTACAGCAATCGAAAGTGATTTTTACAAAATCGGTTTGCTGATGGAAATATACAATAATCTATGATAAAAATAAAAAACCTAACTGTAAAAAACTTTATGTCGATTGGCAATGCTACACAAGCTGTAGATTTTAATCGCGATGACTTAACACTAGTACTTGGGGAGAATCTCGATCTTGGTAGTAATGGATCTAGAAATGGTACAGGTAAAACTACACTAATAAATGCCCTGAGCTATGGATTGTATGGTGCAGCACTATCCGAAATTAAAGTAAACAACCTTATTAATAAAACAAACGAAAAGAACATGCTAGTAAGTGTTGAGTTTGATATAGATCACATTGAATATAGAATTGAGCGTGGGCGTAAACCTAATTTATTAAAGTTCTATAAGAATAAAGTAGAACAACAAGACGATGATGAGGCACAAGGCGAGCAGAGAGAAACGCAAAAAGATATTGCAAGATTGCTTGGCATTAGTCACGACATGTTCAAACATTCTATTGCACTAAACACATATACAACACCGTTCTTGTCAATGCGAACAGTAGACCAAAAGAATATAATTGAAGAGTTGCTTGGCATTACTGTACTAACAGAAAAGGCAGAAGCACTTAAAACAATTAACAAAATTGCTAAAGACGAAATTAAAGAAGAAGAGTTCAGGCTGGAAGCTGTTATTAAAGCTAACGAGCATATAGAAGAACAGATTAGCGGGCTTGAGCGCAGGCAGCGTATGTGGAAGCTAAAGAAAGATGAAACTGTTAATGACTATGTTGGTCAAATTGAAAAGCTAATGGAAGTTGACATTGATGCAGAAATTCAAAAACACAAAGACAACACAAATGCTAGGGAAGCGGCTAAGACTGAATGGTATAGGTTAACACAGGTAGCACAAGACGAACAAGAAGGTGCAATGGCTAGCTATGTTAGTGATCAAGACGAAGTTACTAAGCACAACGCGGGTATAAGCAAACACAATGCTGAGATTACAGATGCAAATAAATGGATTGCTAATTTAGAAAAAGACATAACTGATTACACTAGACGTAGTCAGTCGCTACAATCAGATATTGACTTGTTAGCAGATCATAAATGTCATGCATGTGGACAAGATCTACATGACGAAAAGCAAGAAGAAAATAAAGCAGCAAAAGAAAAAGATATGGCAAGGATCGAAAAGGATATAACCCGAGCTAATAAACATGAAGAAGAATACAAATTAAAACTAGCAGATCTTGGAGTTCCACTTGAACCTAAAGAAGAGCCAGTACAACCGGTTGTAGAAACTATTGCACGTATTGAACCAATTAAACTTGAAACGTTTCACGATACAGTTGATGAGGCGCACGGACACAAGAGTACGCTAGACACGTTATCTACACAATTAGAAACAGCAATGGTGGACGAAGATCCGTATGTTGATCAAATACACGATATGCAAAACAAAGGACTCCAAGACATTTCATATGATGAAATGAATAGACTTGTTGAGTTACAAGAACATCAAGCGTTCTTATTAAAGCTGTTAACAAGTAAAGACAGCTTCATACGTAAAAAGATTATAGAACAGAACTTAGCCTATTTAAACAACAGACTTACACACTACCTAAATGAAATTGGTCTTCCTCACCAGGTACGCTTTATGTCCGACTTGACTGTAGAGATTACAGACATGGGACGAGACTTAGACTTTGACAACTTATCTCGCGGTGAACGCAACAGACTTATATTATCATTAAGCTGGGCTTTCCGTGACGTTTGGGAAAGCCTATATAACCATATTAACTTATTGTTTGTGGATGAGCTTGTTGACAACGGCCTAGACTCCAATGGGGTTGAAGCTGCAATTAAAATTATGAAGGGCATGGCCCGTGAGCGTGGAAAGAGTGTGTGGCTTGTTAGTCATCGCGATGAGTTAGTTAGTCGCGTAAACAATACAATGATGGTTATTAAAGAAGGTGGTTTCACTAGCTATGATGGATCTGTTGGATGAACTTAGCTAGAGACCACTGGCATATAGAATTAAGTAGTCGTTGTCCGTTAAAGTGCCCGCGATGCCCGCGGGCTGAAGTTCCAGAATCACTTTTAAATAAACAACTAACACTAGATTTCTTTAAAGAATATGTTGGCGCTGACGTTGTAAAGAACATTAAAAAAATTACATTGTGTGGCAATGATGGCGACCCTATATATTGCACGGATCTAATTAATATTATTAAATGGTTTAAACAATGCAATCCGGAGATTATGATTGTTATTATAACAAACGGAAGCAATAAACCTAAGTGCTGGTGGAGAGAATTAGCATACGCATTAGATGAACACGATGAAGTTAACTGGAGCATTGATGGTTTTAATGATGCATCTAATAACATGTATCGTATTAATTCAAATTGGAAAACTATTATAGATGGTGTTGAGGCTTTCATTGATGCAAATGATACAACATACACCGTCTGGGCTGCCATTGCTTTTAAGTTTAATCAAGATAATCTTGATCAGATGAAAGAGTTAGCAACAGAGATGGATTTCGATTTATTTCAATTAACTAAAAGTACAAAATTTGGTAGTAAGTATTCAAGCTATCCAGCTAACGATCCACTAGAACCACGTAAAGATTTAGTATCATCATCAGAGCGTTACGAACGTGAGCTTTCATTTTTAACAAATAAAGTTCGTTGTGGCCAAAGTATAAAAGAGACTTTTCGGTTAAGGAAAGACCAATTAATATTTTCTAATAACGCAGGAATATGTACAATAGGTAACAAAGGATTATTTTTAAATAGTCGTGGAGAACTGTATCCGTGTTGTTGGGTTGCAAATAGATTTGAACACAACGAATCGTGGACGAGCAATGCTCTTAACTTATATAACGAGCCTGTTAGTAAACTTGATGATTGGTATAGTGATCGGTTATTTACATCGCAGGAATGTACAGCTAAGTGTACTAGAGAAAAATTAGCAGATGATGATCACACGTTAGAATGGTGATTAACTGTAATAGATATCAGTTATGCTAAATTCAGTAAACAGTTTATCCATAAGTTTTGTTAGTTTTCTAGATTTTGGATAAGCAGGAACTTTCTTCTTAGGATACTTTACTTTGAAGAGCTTAATCATTTTGTTATAAGATGATTTTTTAATTTTTGGTACCTTGGGTACCTCACTAGGGTGGATATAGTAATCGCCATCCTCAGAGTACGCGCCAGCTTCTAAGTAGTCAGCTAGGTTGCGTAAGAATGATGGGAGATCGGTTGGGTGCTTAGATACATCAGCACCGAAGTATCGCTTCCAGTTATTTGTTATCTTACCTTCCATTGCGTTAGCACGGAATTCGATAGCATTACGAATAGTACCTTTATCTTCTGCATAAGGTTCAGACTTTAGTTTATGTATATGATCTAAAGCTGTTTTATCTAAGGGTACAGGTACGCCAAGTAAAGGACAGATCTTTTTATTCTGTTTGTGGAGTTTTTCTTTAAGGACCTTAATATCCTTTGTTTTAAGCTCTATATAAGGCATAGTGTTATTTATTAGGCGTCAGCGGCGCGTATAAATATCGCAAGTAAAGCCCGACTTTACTTTGATTGTACACTATTAACGACCGTACATTAATAATGTACGATGCCCAAAAGTGTACATTTAAAATGTGGTAAACTCCGCGAAGGAGTGTTACTTCTAGGACAACAAACAGACACCCAGTCAAATGCACCCAAGAGCGGTGTGGGATAATACAGAACCCTTTGGAAGTTTATTGATTTAGCCTAAACACTATTGAAAGCCCTAGCGCGGGCGGTTTATTGCGCCGACGAACCCTTCCTGATGTGAGAAGGTAGTCTAAATACTCCGGGCAATAGCGGAGTTAACAGTCACTACCCGTGCCAACGGATGACGATGCGATATGCCTACCATATAATGCGTTTGACTGTGAAAAGAAATCAATTATGGGAAATAGTGTTTAGGCTAAAAGATGACAGCTCTGCTTGAAAAAGAATGCAACTGTCGGCTTTCCACCTGCTGGTGACCACAACGAGGTGGGTGGAGAGTTCCGTTGTGAGAGACGGGCATAGGAGGTAGCGGGCGACCGCCTTCGTGTTACTAATAGTAATAATTGTCTATCGTGTGGGTGTTATAGGTATAGCTACTGCGATCTATGTAGTCATGGAATGAAATATAGAACAAGGGTTTTAACGTTACATAACATTGGTGAAACGTGACAGTCAAGTTACAAATCTCCAAAAGTAAAAATTTAATTTTTTATTTTGGCCCGCCCTTAGCGGGTGGAGTATGGCTCTTAGTTCTAGTCAAATATATCTCTTTGCTCTTACAATAAATTTATTCTTTCTTAAACAAATAAATCTAATTAAGCGTAAGCATACATGAGTCTGTATAGCGACAGCGAAACAGACGAATAGATCTGTGTTAGCAGATCTCCAATAGGATATTGTCATCATTCTGATTAAAACTTCTAGGTTTAGAAGAAGGGTAAGCCGGATTTCTTTGTAATGTCAAGGTTTTCTTTAGATATTTCTGAAATCATAACACGTTCGTTAAAACTCATATTCATAACATCAGTGTACTGTACACCACCACGCATAGACCATGCTAGTTTAAGAGACTCGCTGCGTATTGCATCCGATTCTTTTTCGAGTTGATCTACAAAGTTGGAAATTTCTTCAGGGGTTAGGATTAAGAGCCTTGCGCGAAAAAAGATGTCATGTCAAGAGTAAATGGTTGATCATATTCGTGACCACATTCTTCTTCCTCACATTTAATATGTAATGGCTTTATTGCCTCTGACATTTTTTGAGTAATTATTTCTTTCTTTATCTTTTTATACACATCATTTTCACAATTCTGTAAGAATTCTAAAATGTGTTCTTCATTTACAACAGATGCGTCTGGCGTGATAATTGTTTTAATATTCTTAGCTAGTGTTGCAATAGTATATTTAGATACCTTCTTATAAGCTTCAGACAACATTGCAATTTGTTGTGCCTTATCAATTTCAGAATTAGTAAGTATCTGCGACATCTTCTCTTCTTCAAATTGTAATTTATTATTTTCGTTTAAATCTTTATAAATCATTGGTTTGAAGAAAAATGATAGATCGCCAATTTTCATAGGATCGGAATAATCTGGTGGTTGTATTGCTTCAATAATATTTCTTAGATCTAAACTATACGTAGCAGTATTATTACACTTTGGACATACTGTGTCAATATCCATTTGATGTCCGAAGCTTGCAATACGGATTGCACACAATATCGCTGTTATATCTGTTATTGGCATTTGCCAAGGATCAACAATAGCTGGTATACAACTCTTAACAACATCAACAATAGCTGATCCATTAAACAATGCATCTGGTGTTTTGTATGTAATCTCATCTAATGCAGTCATTGGTAGTACTGGGAGTTCGTTAGTCTCAGGCATTATAAGACTACCCTTAGCATAGTACTCGCCTTTGCTTGGTAATTCTAAATGAATTGCTGGACTTCTGAAATATTGTAATAAAGGATTATCAGACATTGTTTGTTTCCATAAATAGTTGTACTAATCTATTTATACGGTAAAAAAACATGGCAGATATTAATGAAGTACTAGAAGGTCTTATCGATCACCTTGAAAACGCTACTAGGCTGGGCGAATCAGGTATTGAGATTGAAACTAAAAAGTGGATGGAGACTACTAAAACTGGTAAGTCCCTCACTGAACTTGGTAAAGCAACTAAAGGTGTAACCAAAGGGTTCAAAGACTCAACTAAAGCAATGAGTTCATCAAGTGGTGACTTTAATGCATTGTCAGGTGCAGTTAACGGCGTTATAGGTGCAATGACTGGACTACTAGGAAAGATACCAGTAGTTGGCGGTATGATTGAAGGCCTAGGCGAAGCAGCACAAGAATTAGCAACATTTACAATACAACAAACACAAGCAGGATTTGACGCGTTCCAACAGTTATCAACAGCAGGTCAAATCGGCGCAGATGGTATGTCGGGATTAGCAAAGGCAATAGATGATGCTGGTATGCCATTGCAAACATACGCAAAGTTATTAACTAAGAACTCAGAAGATTTAGCGTACATGAGTGGTTCTGCTCGAGCAGGTGGTCAAATATTCCAGGGTGTATTAAAGAGTATGAAAGAAGGTGAAGATGATCGCCTTAGAAACTTAGGTTACACCTTAGAAGAAATCAGTGACACTGTAATTAAATTCCAGAAACGTGAGAGAATGATAGGTTATATGCGTCAAATGGATGCAGAGCAATTAAGAGAAGCCACAGTAAAATATGGATCTGAACTTGACATGATTGCAAAGCTGACAGGTAAGCAAAGATCTCAAATTGAACAAGAACGTGATCGCATGATGGCTGACGACCAGTTTCGTGCAATGTTAAATGAATTACCAAATCTAACTCAAGAAGCAAAAACTAAAATGATGGACTCAATTAATTCACTTGAGCCAGGCATGCGAGCAGGCGTTAAACAGATAATGGCAAGTGGTACCTTTGTTGGGGAGGATGCTAAGAAATTAGCAATACAAGGTATGGGTGCTGATATACTTCAAATGCGCGAACGATTTAGATCTGGCGAAATGAGTTTTAGAGAATTTAATAACGCTATAATAAGATCTGCAAAGAAACACGAAAAGACATTTAACCGAGTTACTGAAATAACAGGTCAGTCTGTTGCTGTTAGTCAAGCAGAAATATCAAACATGGCAAGGAAGCACGAGATATCTGAAGAAGAAGCAAAAATAGCTTTAGAAAATATAAAAGCTCAACGTGAAGGCAAGGATGTAGCAACCGCAAATGCGACAGCTACTATGCGGACCACACAAGAAGTTACAGCTAGAATGAATGCAATGTTTTTAGCCACTGGTGCAGGTACAGAAGCAATGAAGGCATTTGCAGAAACAATAAACATGGCAACAGATTTAATTGCTAAAGCAGCAGGTGTGAAAACTTCAACACAAAGAAAAGCCGACGCAGAATTTGCCAAAGCAGGCAAAGAAGGTGCTGAGAAATATGGAGTCGATCTTGGTAAAGGTGAAAGAGGCAACATTGTTGCTCGCCAAAGCGACGAACTACAAAGAGCGATTGCAATTTTAAAAGAGCGCACAGCAAACGCAGTAGATGATGAAGATCAAGAGTACGTTAAAGCCGCGCAACGTCAAGTTGATAAATTGTCAATTGATGTTGAAGATATAGTCGATGACATGTTTGCAAACGAATCAATGGCGAGTCGTCATAACATCGAAAACGATTTAGGTATAGCCGACGGTATGGTGCTGCCATCACAAGCTAAAAAAATTAGAGAGATAATCAAAGCAGCCAGAGCAGCGAACGATATTGAAAAAAGAACAGAACACGGCAAAACTAGCATGTATGTTGATCCAACTGTTAAGGCAGCAATTGCGCGAGCTGTTCAAGCAGAAGTAACAGCAGGTCCTAAGGAAGTCGCTAGACCAAATGCAGGACGAGCAGACTTAGAAAAAGCATTTAAAGCTAAAAAAGCACAAATGATGCAAGCCGACGCCGCAGCAAGAGCAGACGGTATAGTAATGCCAGGCGAACGTGCTGAAGTTGACCAATTTAAAAGAGAACTAAATGGAATTAGAATAGCAATAGAAAAGTTAACCACAAAACAGGTTGAAGGTAATGATATTGCTAAAGGAATTAAAACCAATACGGGGTAATAAACAAACTCCTAACATATAAACATATAAATAGTATAAAGAGAATTATAAATGGCTTGGCAGGAATATAAACGATACTACGTCTACACATACTTAAATGAGAATAACCCATTCTATATTGGTATGGGTAAGGAAGATCGAATCCAAGCTAAACATCTTTATGTAACCTTTCCCGGATATGATAATGTGCAGGTTGTTGATGATTTAACTAAGCAACAGGCTTGGAACTTAGAAACTAAATTAATTAAACGACACGGAATGAAGTGCAACGGAACAGGAATATTAGAGAATTTACGTGCAGGCGGAAAAACAAGTAATTCAGACTGGCATCACAGCGAACAAGCAAAACAAAAGATATCAGAAGGTAATACAGGTAAAGTGCGTACAGAAGAACATAAAAAGAACTACAGCAAACCAAAAACAGCTGAACATGCAGAAAATATTAGACAAGCTAATATAGGCAGAAAGCCAGATAGTAGGTACGCTAAAGCCTCAGCTACTTTAAAAGGTAAACCGTGGAGCCAAGCAAGACGCGACGCACACAACAAAAAGAAACAACTGGAAGGTAATTTATAAATGGCATGGCGTAAGTATTTTAAGGTAGCAGACACATCAGGTACAATGAGTCCGATTAGTGGCGGCATGGGTAATGTTAACGGACAAGTTGGATTTAGAAACTATCAAAGCAACTTGCCGGAAGTGTACACAGGTCATCCTAATAGGATAGAACGCTATAATCAATATGAATCAATGGATATGGACAGCGAAGTTAATGCATGTCTTGATATTATTGCTGAGTTTTCAACACAAGCAAACGAACAGAACAATACAGCATTTGAAATTCATTATCATGATAAACCAACCGATAACGAAATCAAAATTATTACCCAACAGCTACAGCAATGGGTTAAGTTAAACGAATTTGATAAGCGTATGTTTAAAATCTTTCGCAATGCTATTAAGTACGGCGATCAAGTATTCATCCGCGATCCAGAAACATTCAAGTTATTTTGGGTTGAAACTAATAAAGTATCAAGGGTAATTGTTAATGAAAGTGAAGGCAAACGTCCTGAACAATACATTGTACAAGACATTAATCCAAACCTTGAAAACTTATCAGTAGCGGCAAAAACAGTATCTGACTTCCAGTCCGGACAACCAAACGCTGGTTATACAGCACCACAAACATATACTATTCCTGATATGCCAAACGGTAATACAGGACGTTTTAATATGGGCCCTAAGGAGTCTGCTATTGATGCACAGAACGTTATGCATCTTAGCTTAACAGAGGGACTTGATTATAACTGGCCTTTCGGACAATCAATACTTGAACAGATTTTTAAAGTATACAAGCAAAAAGAATTACTTGAAGATGCTATTCTTATATACAGAATACAACGTGCTCCAGAGCGTCGTATATTTTATATTGATACAGGTAACATGCCATCTCACTTAGCAATGGGCTTTGTAGAGCGTGTTAAAAATGAAATACATCAACGTAGAATACCAACGCAAAGTGGTGGTGCAAACCAATTAGACGCAAGCTATAACCCAATGTCAATGAATGAAGATTACTTCTTTCCACAGACTGCAGACGGTCGTGGTTCACGAGTAGAAACATTACCAGGTGGACAGAACCTATCTGAAATTGATGATCTTAGATACTTTAATAACAAGATGGCACGTGGCTTACGTGTTCCAAGTAGTTACTTGCCTACAGGCCCAGACGATACACAGGGTACAGTAAACGATGGGCGCATGGGTACAGCACTAATACAAGAATTCCGCTTTAATCAGTACTGCGAACGTTTACAAAACAGTCTTATAACTAAGATGAATGAAGAATTTAAAATGTTCATGCGTTGGAGAGGATTTAATATTGATGCTAAGATTTTCGATCTTAAATTTAATGCGCCTCAGAACTTTGCAAGCTATAGACAAACAGAGCTTGATGCTACACGCCTTGGTAACTTTAGCGGTATATCCGAGATTCCTTATATGTCAAAACGCTTTGCACTTAAACGTTACTTAGGTTTATCTGAAGAAGAAATGCTTGAGAATGAAACAATGTGGCGCGAAGAGAACAATGTTCCTGATGAAGAAGAGACAGGTACCGCTGGTAGCGATCTACGTGGAGTAGGTATCACACCAGGCGACATGGATGCTGACATAGGCGACATGGAAGACTTTGAAGGTATAGACGATCTAGACGCAGAAGGCGGTCCCGAAGAAGCTGGATCAGGCGGCGAGTTAGACGTAGAACAGCCATAAATAACAATATGATCATAAACGAAATTGACCAACAGATTCCAGGTATGCAAGATTTAGGAGACGACCAGTCTACTAAGTATTCCTTGCGTCAAACACGTCTTACTTTAAAGCAAATTAACAAGCTAAGAAAGATGAATGACATCCGCGAATATGAGAAAGAAGCTAAGTTAAAAAACATTCGTGCTCAATATAGCACACCAGCAGAAGAAGGCGGCATGGAGCCGTTTTAACCCCGCAGTACCATTGATTCGATAAAAGAATCACCTTTTCACACCTTTTCACACTTAAAACACCTATATTTCGTTCTGACCTCTTAAATACTGTCATAGAAAGTATACTTTAGGAGATTCTAGAATGAATAAATTTGAACAACTTATTGAATACGTTATCAACGAAGAAGAAGCGAAAGCTGAAGAACTTTTTCATGATATCGTAGTTGAAAAGTCTCGTAACATTTACGAATCATTAATGGATAGCGATGATGAATTTGGCGGCGATCAAGCTGACGAACTTATTAACGATATTTCTACTGATGAAGAAGGAATGCGCGAAGACGAAGAAGAGATGGGCATGGATGACATGGGTGCAGAGCCAGAAATGGGTATGGACGACATGGGCGGCATGGACGATATGGGCGGCGCTGAAGAAGAAGCCGACTTAGAAGATCGTGTAGTTGACTTAGAAGACCAGCTTGATGCTTTAATGGCAGAATTTGATTCTGTAATGGGCGACGAGATGGGCGATGACATGGGCATGGAACCAGAGATGGGCGATGACATGGGCATGGAACCAGAGATGGGCGGCGAAGAAGAAATGATGGCTGCTGGTCGTTACGAAAGTGAAGAGAAAACAGAAGAAGCTTTAGAAGAAACTGTTTCCTTAACTAAAGTAAGCAAAGGTATTTCCAACTCAACAGAAGAAGGAACAATTAACAAGAAGTCTGTTAACGCTGATAATAGCGGTAAGAAAGGCGCAGTTGCTAAACCACACCAAGAAATTGGCGAAGAAGGTAATGTAGCTGACCCAACTGTTAAACCAGGCGATAGCACTACAGAACCAAACGAAAGCAAAGTTACCGAACCTAAAAAGAAAGGTGAAGATGCTGGCGTGAACAAGAAAAGTATTTCCGGATCTTAAGGTAGTATAATATGAGTTTCTTAAGAGAACATCTAACATTCGATGCAGCCCACGTGCAACTTCTTCAAGAAGATAACACGAAGGGCGGCAAAGATTTGTACATGAAAGGTATATGTATACAAGGCGATCAACGTAATGCCAATGAACGTATATACCCAGTTCGAGAAATAAATACCGCCGTAAAAACTTTGAATGAACAAATCACTAGTGGTTATTCCGTCTTAGGCGAAATAGATCATCCAGATGATTTAAAGATAAATTTAGACCGCGTGTCACACATGATCACAGAGATGTGGATGGAAGGCGCTAACGGTTATGGTAAGTTAAAGATACTACCGACTCCAATGGGCAAGGTCATTGAAACAATGCTTGAGTCCGGAGTTAAACTAGGTGTTTCATCTAGGGGAAGTGGTAACGTTAACGAAGCTACAGGACACGTCAGTGAATTTGAAATAATCACTGTAGATATAGTTGCTCAACCTAGTGCACCTGAAGCGTATCCAACAGCTATATATGAAGGCATCATGAATATGAAAGGTGGCTTGAAGTTGTTAGGTATTGCAGAAGAGGCTAGCGAGAACAAACGTGTACAAAGATATTTGAAAGA